CACAACACCCCACCAGAGATCGAACCTGTAGGAGCAGAGCATGCCGAGCCGTGAACCCGTACCCGCCGTGCAGCCGGTGCCGCCTCGGTACTCGCTGCTCGTGGCGGCGCAGGTGCCAGAGGGTGCGGAGCGTTGGCAAGGCGGCATGGCGTGGGCACCCGAGTGCGGCGGCTCGTCGGCCGGTGCCGCTGGCTGTGAGCTGCCCTGGTCCGAGACCCGAGACCCTGCGCTCGGGACCGGTGCCGGTGGCATCGAAGAGGCTGACCCGTTCTACGTGTGGGCCTACGACACGTGCTCGACGCTCGGCGGTGCGTCCCGCGACTGGCAGGGCCGGGCCCGGCGTCGGCTCGAAGCATCGCAGTCGTTCCAGATCGCACGCGAGATGTGGGAGGGCGCGATCGCACGGGACCAGGGCTCGCCGACCGGGTACCTGGCCGACGATCTCACGCTCGCCAGCTCCACGCCGGTGGCAGCGGCGAAGGTCGGTGTTCTCGAAGCGTGGGCCGCGGAGTGCTCCGAGGGTCAACGGTCCATGCTCCACATGTCGCCGCACCTGTTCGGCCTGTACCTCGCTGCGGTCGGTTCTCCGGCCGTCACCGTGTCGGGCTCGCTGGTCGTGACCGCGCTCGGGAACATCGTGGTCACCGACGCCGGGTACACCGGCCGCGGTCCGATCTCGCAGCCCGACGACGGCAAGGAGTGGGCGTACATCACGCCGCTCGTGCAGATCCGGCTCGACGCCGTGGAGATCCTGCCGGGCTCTCTGAACGAGGCCCGCAACCTCGCCGCAGCGGTCAACCGTCGCACCAACGACGTGACCGTGTGGGCTCAGCGGCTCGCCGCCTACCAGCTCGATCCGTGCTGCCGCTTCGGTGTCGGCACGGACGTCACCCGTCCCACCACACCAACCCCTGCAAGCTAGGAGCGACCACCCATGGCCGAAGATTGTCTCCCCCAGGTACACGCCGTGCGGATGCGCCTCGCTGTGCTCGGCACCGACGGTGTACCGCTGCCCGGACCCGAGAACCTGTACGTCTCGAAGGCGCTCACCACCGTGACGCTCGGCTCGAACGTCGCTGAGGCGACCGAGCTTGAGGAACGGAACGGCTCGGACGAGATCTGCCTCAACTACACCGGCGTGCCGTCCCTCAAGAACGGCACCTTCTCGATCGAGCTGTGCCAGCCGGACCCGTACGCCGAGGCGATCCTCGGTGGCGGTGACGTGCTGACGGTCGGACCCGACGCGCCCGCTGGGTTCGCGATGCCCGCGCTCGGGCCGATCAACCGGCCCGGCATCTCGATCGAGCTGTGGGCACACCGGATCCTGGACGGCGACATCGACCCCGACTACCCGTACGCGTGGTGGTCGATCCCGAAGGTCAAGAACCTCGTGCGGCAAGACGCCAACATCAGCAACGAGGCGCACAAGCCGACGTACCAGGGCATCGGCTTGGAGAACCCGAACTGGTTCGACGGGCCGCTGAACGACTGGCCTGCGTCGTCTGACCGGTGGGCGCAGTGGGTCCCGTCGTCCACGGTCCCCGAACCGCAGTGCGGCTACCAGGCGCTCGTACCGAGCTGATACACCGAGCAGGCTCTGCCTGCTCCCGCGTGCCTGAACTGCGGTTCGGCACAAGCACCGCCCTCGTTCCACGGAGCGAGGGCGGTGCCGCGCCTAGGCTCCCGAGCATGCCTGTCGTAGATGGTGCCTCGCTCGACCGTCCTGGCGTGTGCACGCCGTGGGCCACGATCGCTGACATGCCATGCCAGACGTACGACATGGACGTAGCGCTAGCTGAGCAGGCATTGCAGTTCGCCTCGGACGTCCTGTACGAGCTGACCGGTCGGACGTGGCCGGGCGAGTGCCTCTCGACGCTGAGGCCATGCGCGCAGCGGGCAGCGCAGCCGGGGCACACCTGGTGGCCGGTCGGTGAGAGCCGCGGCTCGTGGGGTACGTGCGGATGCAACCGGGCAGCGCGGTGCGGGTGCTCGACGCTCTCAGAGGTCCGGCTCGCTGACCACGTGATCGAGGTGCTACAGGTTCGAGTGGACGGTGAGGTCGTGCCGCCGTCTGAGTGGATGCTCGACGAGCACCGCTACCTCGTGGGGCTGCTCAAGGCCGACGGGTCACCGCGTGTGTGGCCGTGCTGCCAGCGGCTCGACATGGACGGCGACCAGCCGGGCACGTGGGAAGTGTCGATCGTCCACGGCGGGCTGCCGCCTCGTGGCGGTGTGATGGCGTCGGCGTCGCTGGCGTGCGAGCTGCTCAAGGCGATGGGCCCGGATGCGAAGGGCTGCCGTCTCCCGAAGCGGGTCACGTCGATCACCAGGCAGGGGGTCAGCGTCGCCGTGCTCGATCCGCTGACGCTGTTCGCTGACGGGCTGACCGGGCTGCCCGAGGTGGACCTCTGGGTCTCGTCGCTGCTGGTGGGTCGGAAGCGTCGCCGTGGTCGGCTCATCATCCCTGGCCGCGGCCGGGCCCGGCACGTGCGCCGCTGACAGGTTCCCCGCTCCCGTTCTATACCGCGGTATGGAAGTGTGATACGGTGCAACCTGTGAACACGGCAACCACCCAAGGAGACGCCGCCATGAACACCACCGCTCACACACTCGACGACCTGCTCGTCATGTTCGACAGCGACACACCCGGCGCACGACTCGACGCTCTGCGGATCGCCCGCGACCTCGGACTGCGCGACGACATGCGCGCCGTACTCGAAGCCCGTCGGGCAGCCGAAGCCCGAACCCGAGCCGCCGACGAGGCGTTTAGCGAGTTCTGCTACCGGCAGTCGCTGTCGAACGTGCACCTGCAAGAACTTGCCGACAGCGGCGACCCGCAGGCACGGCAGGCGCAGATCCTGCTCGAACTGCCGACGATCTCGGACCGGATCGCAGCCAAAGGCTGGATGCACCGGTTCCTCAACGCCACACCCGACGCAGGCCGACCGTCGGACGCTCTGCGGGTCGTGGTGAGCGGCATGATCGCGGGGTACCCGGCATGACGTACCTCTGCCCGATCTGCGAGAACGAGATGACCGACGACGAGGTGCAGAGCGGTGCGATCGCGCTTGTCGTGGACGTCGCCGCCAGCGACCGGCACGACGTCGTGATCGTCGAGGCGCACGAGCAGTGCGCGCTCGACTCACCCGACCATCACGTGCGGTAGCCTCGGCAGCGAGCAAGACCCGGAGCAGAGATCCCGGTTCCCTTCGAGGGGCCGGGATCTCTCGCGTACATACCGCGGTATAGGTAGTGTCCTCGGCCATGACCAACACCACGCGGTACACGATCATGTACGTCGGGAACTTCCGCCCGCCGCACTCCACCGAGAACCACGTCTCGCAGGCGCTCCGCAACATCGGCCACGACGTGATCCCGCTCCAAGAGGACGACGCAGCGACCTGGGACACGCTGCGAGATGCCCGGCCTGATCTCGTGCTCTGGACCCGCACGTGGTCCCTGCCGGAGTTCGACCAGGTAGGCGTGCTCGACGAGCTGCGCGCCGCTGGTGTGCCGACGGTCGGCTACCACCTAGACCGGTGGTGGGGTCTGCCTCGTGAGCACCAGGTGCTCGATGAGCCGTTCTTCCGGTGTGACGTGATGGTCACCGCCGATGGTGGCCACGACGAGATGTGGGACGCGGCCTGTGTCACGCACTGGTGGTTCCCTCCCGCGGTGCTCGCTGAGCAGGCCGTGCTCGGCAAGCCGGTCGCCCGTCGCCGGTACCCGGTCGGGTTCGTGGGGAGCTGGCACCGCTACCACCCCGAGTGGCCCTGGCGCACCGAGCTGATCCGGCACCTGCGCCGCATGTACGGCCGTGAGTTCGTGGCGTGGCCGCAAGGTGGACAGCCAGCGGTGCGAGGCCCGGCTCTGGCCGACGTGTACGCGTCGATCGACGTGGTGGTGGGTGACTCGTGCCTGGTCGGTGAGGCCTCCCGGTACTGGTCCGACCGCATCCCCGAGACGCTCGGCCGCGGCGGGTTCCTGATCCACCCCTACGTCGAGGGCATCGAGGACCACTACACCGACGGTGAGCACCTGGTGCTCGTGGAACCTCAGTCGTGGCCAGCGATGCGCGACGCGATCGAGAAGTGGCGGCGCGACCCTGACGGCCGGGCCGAGATCGCCGCGGCCGGGCGCGCGCACGTGCTCGCCCATCACACATACGAGCACCGCATGACCGAGCTGGTGGAGCGGCTCGAAGCGGCGCAGATCCTCACCCCGTTCGAGAAGCGGTCCGGGCCCGTCGTCGTGTCGAGCCGTGGGCTGTCCGCTTCGTTCGACCTGCGGCCAGAGAGCACCGATGGCACCGTGGTGCGGGAGGTCTGGCACGAGAACGTGTACGGGCTCGAACCTGCCGACGTCGAGGGCAAGGTGGTGCTCGACGTCGGCGCGAACGTCGGTGCGTTCTCCGTGTGGGCCGCGCTGCACGGTGCGTTGAAGGTGATTGCCGTCGAGCCTGAGCATTCCAATGTCGAGCGGCTGTACCACCACATGAAGCGCAACGCCGTCGATCTGGTCATGTCGATCGCTGTGGTTGCGGTCAGCGAGGAGGTCGGACCCCGAACGATGACGGTCGTACCCGGCGAGCAGGGCGGATCTCAGATGTGGCGGCACGGCCAGCGGCGGGCCGATGACGACCGCGGCAACACGATCGAGGTCGAGACGTGCACGCTTGGAGATCTCATCGCTGACGCCGGTGGACACGTGGACGTCCTCAAGATCGACATAGAGGGCAGCGAGTACGAGGTGCTCACGCACGCTGCGCAGGTCGGCACGCTGGCTCAGGTGGACCGGATCGTCGGCGAGTGGCACCCGTGGGTCGGCGACACGAGAGGGTTCGGCGACTGGTTCGCTGGGCTGCTCGACTTCGGTCGGCTCTCGATCATGGGTCATCCCGACAAGGGCGGGCAGTTCGAGTGGAAGCGGTACGGGGCATGAGCAGCGGCCGGTCGTGTGTGAACTGCACCTTCGCTGCGATGGAGATGGACGACAACGGCCCGGCGATGGAATGCCATCGGCACCCGCCTGTGTCGCTGCTCGAACCGGTCAAGCCGCTCGACGACAGCGACCCGGAGCTGACAGCCGAGTACGAGACGCTCGTGCAGATCGAGCAGCCAGGTAGGTATCCGCGGGTCCGTGTCGAGGACTGGTGCGGCGAGTGGAAAGAGGTTGGGTCATGGTGAAACTGGGGATGCTGGCACGGGCAGAGGACCGCGGGCTCGGGATCATGCTGTGGGAGTTCGCCCGGCACATGCGACCTGACCGCACATTGGTCGTGGACATGGGCGAGCTGGGCCGCGGGTTCCCGATGCACCTGGACCGCTACGACGAGCCGACCGTCACCGCGTTCGATGGGCAGCGCTTCACCGACGAGACGACGGTGAAGGCGTGGCTCGCCGGGCTCGACGTCGTGTACGTCGCTGAGACCTGGTACGACGAGCGATTCCCAGACTGGTGCCATGACCTCGGGGTCCGATGCGTGCTCCACGTGATGCCCGAGTTCTGGCGATGGGGACACAGGCACATGCCCGCGGTAGTCACGTGGGCTCCGACGTCGTGGCGGCTCTCCACGCTGCCGCCACGCACCCAGATCGTGCCGGTGCCGGTGCCGCTCGACAGGTGGCCGATGCCGGTCGTCTCTGACGGTGGGCCGCTGCGCGTGCTCCACGTCGCTGGCAAGCGGGCCGCTGGTGACCGCAACGGCACGACGCTGTTCGCTGCCGCGCTCGCCCGGACCTCTGCACCGATGCGGGTGACGGTCTCCACACAGGACGACCGGCTACCGCGGCTCGGACGAGATCTCGCCGGGCTCGACGTCGAGACGCGGATCGGTGGCGTCGGCAACTACTGGGAGCAGTACGCCGACCATGACCTGCTCGTGATGCCGCGCCGGTACGGCGGTCTGTCGCTCCCGGTGAACGAGGCCGCGGGCGCAGGGCTCGGACTGGTGCTCTCGGCGTGCCGCCCGAACGTGCACGAGTGGCCATGCGAAGCGGTCAAGGTCGATGCCCGCGGCGCGATGGCCACGCCTGCCGGGACGATCCCGTCGCATGCGGTCTCGACGCCAGCTCTGGCCCGGCTGCTGAACGACCTCGCACGAGATCCCGAGCGGGTCGCTGGGCTGGCGCGCGCGGCTCGTCGCTGGGCTGTGTCGCGCTCGTGGACCGAGATGCTCCACGAGTACCGGTGCGCTCTTGAGGCGGCGTGCGAGTGAAGATCGGCCGGTACGTCTCGATGCGCCACTACGCCGAGCACATCGACCCGGTGTGGTCAGCGTTGCCCGAGTCGGCCCGTGGTGTGGCGTGGGCTGCTCCTGGCGTGTCTCGTGGAGCAACAGTGCCAAACCACAACCTGTCGCCTGAGAACGCAAACCAGCCGATGATCGTGGCGTCGTGGCCTGATGCGGTCACGTGGCCGGTGCGGACGCGAGAGCTGATCTACATGGAGCACGGCGCAGGGCAGACCTACGCCGGAGATCCAGCGATGGCGACCGCGCCCGGCTGGTCCGGCACCCGAGACCCGACGCTCGAACGGGTGCTGCTGTTCCTCTGCCCGTCGGTGACTGTGGCCACCAGGTGGCGCGCCCGGTACCCCGGTCGGGCCGTGGCCGTCGGGTGCCCGAAGCTCGACGCATGGCATCGCCAGCCGCGCGGAGTACCGCGCGCACGGCCAGCCGTCGCGGTCACGTTCCACTGGGACTGCCAGCTCGGACCCGAGACCCGCTCGGCGTGGCGTCACTACGACCGGCACCTGGCCGACCTCGCCAGATGGTGCCGGACGAACGACGTCGAGCTGCTCGGGCACGGGCACCCGCGCATGTGGTCCGTCATCCGTCGCCGCTGGGAGCAGCTCGGCGTCGAACCTGTCCAGCACCTCTCGACTGTGCTCAACCGTGCGCATGTGCTCGTGGCCGACAACACCTCCGCGGCGTACGAGTTCGCGTCGCTCGGTCGGCCGGTCGTCGTGGCCAACGCGCCGTGGTACCGCCGCTACGTCGAGCACGGGCTGAGGTTCTGGTCTCACCCGCCCGGCCGGATGATCGACCACGGGGCCGAGCTGGTCGGTGCCGTGGCCAACGCTCTCGCTGACCCTGACGCAGACCGCGAGATCAGAGACCACGCCGTCGCAGCCGCCTACCATGCGTGTGACGGCCGAGCTGCCGAGCGTGCCGCTGCCGCCATCATGGAGCTGATCGCATGACGCACAACCCGAAGGCACCGTGGCCACGCCGCACGTCGCCCGTGGCAGACGTGCAGGATCCGAAGCAGGCGTTTGCCGACCGGGTGCGTCGCCTCGGTGGTGCCGACGACGTGGTGCAGATGGTGCTCGACTCGTGGGACGATCCCGACTGGACCGACCGGGATCAGGTCGTGTCGCTCTCCGATGAGGCGCTCGCCGCGGAGCTGGCCGAGATCGAGCGCGAGCACTACCGGCACACACACGATGAGGAAGAGGAAGCCGCCGAGCGTGCCGCGGCTCGCCTCGCTGCCCTTGTTGCACAGGCTGTGGACGGCACTGTGGACGAGGCGCTCGCGACGCTCGCCGAGCACGACAACGATCCCGAGTTGGCCGCGGCGATCCTCGCCGCCGAGCATCTCGCCGAGAAGCCGCGCAAGACCCTGGTAGAGCCGCTGACCGAGATCATCGAAGCGGCCACCGCACCCGAGAGCGACGACGGTGCCGAGGCCTGAGCGGATCTACAACGTTGCCCGCGAGGCTCTAGAGATCGCTGTCGCTGCGCTCAACACGGCAGCGGCTGAGGCCGCGCCCGGCACACCAGAGGCCGCGGCGGTCGCACCGGCCCGCCAGTACGTCAGCGATGGTCCGCTTGTGGCGTGGGACTGCGAGCAGGTGGTGGTCACCGTCGAGAACACGTTCGGGCACCAGGGCGACCCGACCGCCGAGCGGTCGCTCGTGGACTGCCTGACCATGCGCGCCGTGACGCTCGGCATCTGGATCGTGCGGTGCGCGCCCACGATGGACGACGACGGCGAGCCACCGCCGGCAGAGACGATCGACTCGAACGCTCTCGTCACGCTCGCTGACCCTGGCATCGTCACCGACGCGATCGTCTCGGCGTACAAGGCCGGTGCGTTCGGGTACGGGCTCGCCGTCGAGCAGTGGCAGGGCGTCGGTCCCGAGGGCGGTCTCGTCGGCGGTGTGCTCCGGCTGCGTGTCGATCTGACGGCGGTGTAGCTCGTGGCGCTCGGCGGCTCGTTCGGTGGTCGGGTGGTCATGGACCCGTCGCAGGTGGCGCGGCTCATGTCCGACCCGAACCAGCCGGTCATGCGCGACATGATCCGCCAGGGCACGCGGGTCAAGCGTGAAGCTCAGCGGCTCGTGGGCGTCTACAAGCCGCCACCGGCCGGGCCGCGGCGGGCCCGGAAGCCGGGCACCCTGCGTGACTCGATCGTCATGCGTGTCGTGCAGGACGGCGACGGTGCGGCGGTGATCGTCGGGTCAGAGGACCCGGTAGCGCTGATCCACCATGAGGGCACGATCCCGCATCGCATCGTGGCGAAGAACGCACCGCTGCTCGTGTTCTGGTCCGGTCGAGCTGGCCGGGTGGTGAAGGTGCGTGCGGTCAACCACCCAGGCACCAAACCGAACAGGTACCTTGTGAATGCTCTCAGAGCGATCGAAACCTAGAGAAGGAACCACGCGCCATGACCGATGCACCCGACTTCGCTGTCTCCAACGAGGCCGACCAGGACCTGCCACCGATCCCGTTCTCGATCTCCGGTGTGTACGCACCGTCGAGCCAGAAGTCCGGCACATGGCGTGAGTCGTTCGAGGCGATGGCCCTGCCACCTGCGAGCATCGCAGCGAACATGGCTGAGATGTTCTTCATGGACGAGGCCTCAGGCCGACGCCAGATCAACCCGGCCGCGGTGACCGGGTTCATCCGCGACACTCTCCCCGAGGATGACTCGCGCCGGTTCATGAACGTGATCTACGACAAGAACAGGCTCGTCAAGATCGACGTGCTTATCAAGGTCATGGACTACCTGGTGGAGAGGTACACGGGTTTCCCTACTGGACGGCTCTCGCACTCTTCGCCTGGTGGTGGCACCACCGGCGATGGGTCGCCGGGGCCGCTCGGCTGGCAGGACTGAGACGGCCCGAGACGGGATCTCTGCCCGAGTGGGCAGAGATCACGCTCGCGCTTATGGTCCAGTCGTACGCGTCGCTCGGGCACATAGACGCCGTGCTCGAAGCGCTCGACAAGGCTGCCGACAAGATCCGCGAGCGCATGCCCGACCCTGACGAGTGGGGGTCGCTGCCTTCGCAGCGTGAGAGCGCAGCGAAGGCAGAAGCGATGTTCGGACCGGCGTAGCCACCGCCGCCTAGGCTCCACTGCGTGATCGTCGGTGACGCATACGTCAAGATCAGACCTGACGGCCGCGGGTTCTCCGACGAGGCCGAGCGGTCGCTGCTCGGCTCGATGGGCTCCCTCGCCAAGAAAGCCGCCGTCGTGTTCGGGTCGGCGTTCGTTGCCGATCAGGCGGTGCGCGGCATCGCCGAGGCGGTCGGTCTCGCCTCTGATCTGAGCGAGTCGATGAGCAAGGCCGAGGTCGTGTTCGGCTCGGCGTCGGCGGCGGTCAAGGAGTTCGCCGCTGCTGCGCCTGACGCTCTCGGTCAGACCGAGGCTCAGGCGCTCGAAGCAACAGGCACACTCGGCAACCTGCTGCGAGCTGTGGGGCTCAGCGAGGAAGCGTCCGCGGATCTCTCGACGTCGATGGTCACGCTCGCCAGCGACCTCGCATCGTTCAACAACACCGAAGCGAGCGAAGCTCTAGACGCTCTACGCGCCGGGCTGGTGGGCGAGACCGAGCCACTCAAGCGGTTCGGCGTCAACCTCAACGAGAACCTGCTCAAGCAGAAGGCGTGGCAGCTCGGGCTCACGGACGGCTCGGGTGTGCTCTCAGCGAACGCGAAGGCGCAGGCGGCATACGCGCTCATCATGGAGCAGACGTCGCTCGCTCAGGGCGACTTCGCTCGGACGTCTGACGGGCTCGCCAACCAGCAACGCATCCTCAAGGCGAACGTCGATCAGGCGAAGGCGGCGTTCGGTGCTGGGCTGCTGCCGGTGCTCGAACGCCTCGCTCCGGTGGCCGGGGATGCTGTTCGCTCGCTCGCTCCGTTCCTAGAGCAGCTCGGCGCAGGGCTCGGCAACGCGGTGGCTGGCGCGGTCGATGGCGTGACCGCTGCGATCGACGTCGTGGAGAGGTTCTCGGCGGCGTTGTCCGGGGTGAACGTCCCGGCGTCGATAGCGGTGGAGCTGGGCAAGATCTTCGGCTGGATGGAGGACAGCTCGCAGGTCGATGCGATGGCCACCGTGTTCGAGCGGCTCTCGACTGCTGGTGTGATCCTCACCGGAGCGCTGACGTCGATCGCTGGCGAGGTCACGACCCTTGCACCGTCGATGGAAGACCTCACCCGGATATGGACCGAGCAGGAGGACGTTCTACTGCCGCTCACCGCTGGCGTGGTCACGTTCGTCGCTGCGCTCGGCACCTTGTCGCAGGTCAGCGGCGTTCTGTCGTCTCTACAGACCGGGTTCGCTCTGCTCGGCCCGGCGCTCTCGAAGGCGCTGGCACCGCTACTCGCCAACCCGGCCGGGCTCATCGTCGCCGGGATCGTCGCGCTCGGTGCTGCACTGTTCGTCGCGTACCAGAAGATCGAGCCGTTCCGTAACGCCGTCGATGCCGTTGCTCGTGTCCTGCGAGACGTAGCGGTCGCTGCGTTCGATCAGGTCTCCGAAGCGGTCCGCAACTTCGGGCCCACGCTCGCCGAGCTGGGCTCGATGCTCTCCGGTGTAGGTGAGACCCTGCGGTCGTTCGCTGGGTCGGCCATCGACGCGGTGTCACCGTTCGTGGGGTGGGTGCAGGAGAACGTGTTCCCGCTGTTCGCCGCGGTCGCTGACTTCGCCGACGCGCTGGGCGACAGGATCTCAGACGTTGCGGGCATCATCGCCTCTGTGGTCAGCACGCTCGCGCCGATCGTGCGGAAGGCGTTCGAGATCTGGTGGAAGGTCGTCGGGCCGCTAGTGACCGGCGTGCTCCGTCAGATCTGGAACACCATCACCACCACCGCCGCAGTTCTGACCGACGTTCTCGGCGTGGCGTTCGACGCGGTAGGCCTGATCGTCTCGACCGTGTTCAACGGGATCAAGGCCGTCGTCGAGTCGGTGCTCGGCACCTTGACGGGCGTGTTCACCGTGTTCGCCGGTGTCCTGCGCGGCGACTTCGGCAAGGTGTGGGATGGGCTACAGCAGATCGTGCGCGCGCCGCTCGAAGCGATCCTCGGGTTCGTGCAGTCCACGTTCGGCAACGTGCTCGACTTCCTCGGCACGCTGCCAGGTCGGCTGCTCTCGATCGGCTCGACCCTGTTCGGCGGGCTCGTGGACGCCATCGGCATCACGCTCGGCACCGTCGTCGGCGTGGTCACAGGTGCGTTCGGCGGGGTGCTCTCGTTCCTCGCAGGGCTGCCCGGCCAGATCGTCACAGCCGCGGGCGACCTGTTCGGGTTCATCGGCACTCAGGCGCTGAACGTCGTCACCGCGGTCGGTGAGACGCTCGCCTCGCTGCCGGGCAAGGTCGGTGAGCTGGCCGGGTCGCTGCTCACGCAGGGCGTCGAGCTGGGCAAGGCGGTGCTGAACGGCATCATCGCCGGGCTGTCTGGGCTCGCTGACCTCGCCGTTGGTCTCGTCGGTGACCTGACCAGCGCGGCCAAGGACATAGCGGGCGGGATAATCAACGCGCTCATCGACGGCCTGAACAGCGTCTTCCCTGACGAGATCGGCCGTGTCGAGGTGGCCGGGTACACCGTGTTCCCAGGTCTGGACCTGCCAGACAACCCGATCCCTCGGGTCAAGCTCGCGCGCGGTGGCCGCGTCCGGGCCCGCGCCGGTGGCGTCGCCGCCACGCTCGCCGAAGCCGGGTTCGACGAGCTGGTCCTCTCCACGAACCCTGCGATGAGGCAGCGCAACGCCGGGCTACTCGCCGGTACCGGCATGGCTGACCCGCTCGTCGTGAACGCGATGATCGCTCGACTCGAAGCGATCGCCAACCGGCCGCGGGTCGGTCAGCTCACGCTCGCCAACCCCGGTCCGCCAGTGCGTCACGCGATGGACTTCCTCAGCGCGCTCGATGACGCCGAGTGGATGGAGAGCCTCTAAGTGGACACGCTCGACCCGAGCTGCACGACCGGTGACGGTGAGGTGTTCGTCAACGGTGCGACCCTCCACCGGCTGGCGTTCTGCGTGCTCGACGCTTCACCGCTCGCCGACGGCATCTACAACCTGCGCGGACAGAACCGGCTCATCCCCGGCGTGCCCGGCGAGCGCGCCATGCCGAAGCGTGCGACGACCACCGACTACGTGCTCCGCATGGTCGTGGACGGCCGCTACAGCGTGTCCACCGGCGCACCGATGCTCGACGAGATCCAAGGCCTACGGCTGGCGAAGGACTGGCTCAGAGGCAACCTGCACACGCCACCAGGTGGCACGAGCCAGCGCACGGTGCAGGTGGTGTTCCCGTGGGGCGGGTCACGGTCGTGCGCTGCTCACACGAGCATCGCGTTCGGGCAACGAGTCGGCCCGGTCCAGCGGGCGCTGCTCACGGTCAGTGTGCCGCTCGGGGTAGTCGCCTAGCATCCCGAGGCATGTACCCGCACGCAGGCCGCTACGGCACCGACTCGTTCGTTCGACCGTCAGGCCGACCGGTTCCAGCCGGAACCGCGGTGATGGTCTACGAGCGAGGCACGACCACGCTCGCTGAGCTGTGGACCGACCGAGACCGCACCTCCGCTGCACCGAACCCGGCAGAGATCGGCGAGCGCGGGAACTTCTACTTCTACGCCGAGCCCGGCATTTACGACCTGTTCGTGGAGAGCACCACCGTGCGGGTGACAGCGGTGCCAGACCCGGCAGACACCGAGGGCGGCGGCGGTGGCGCGGTGGCGTCCGTGAACGGCCAGGTTGGCGCGGTGGTGCTCACCGCGCCAGACGTCGGTGCGGTGGCACCCGGTGACCTCGGGTCGGCGGCGACTGCTGACGTGACCGACTTCGCCACGGCCGAGCAGGGCACGAAGGCAGACACCGCGGTCCAGCCCGGTGACCTCGGGTCGGCGGCTACCGCAGATGCATCCGACTTCGCGAGCGCGGCGCAGGGCGGCAAGGCCGACACCGCCATTCAGCCTGCCGACATGCTCGCCGAGAACGTCGATTACCAGTACGACGTGGAGACCGTTCTGCCGGTCTCCACCGTGCTCGACCTCACCCGCAATGCGATCATGGACCTGACCTCAGGCAAGGAGGACGTCGGGGTCGCGGCCGGTCGCTCCCTGGCCGGGCTACTCGCTGACCGCCCGTCCGCTGCGGGACTGTCCGACGGTGCCCGGTACTTCGCAGCCGACGACTCAGGTGGGCGTCTCTATGTGGCCCGCAGCGGAGCGTGGGCCGCTGCCGCGCCTCCTGTCGTTGGTGCCCGCACGCTGGCCGTGGCGAACCCGTCCTCGATCGCAGCGGTGTCGGTGGCAGCGAACGCTGTCCGGGTACCGGAGTTGACCACGGCCGCGTTCGTGATGCCGTCGTCAGGGACCGTGCTGGTGTTGATCCCGCCGCTCGGGATCACGGGCGCGGGCGCCGACGTCGACTTGACGACCGTGCAGGTTCGCTGGTCGACCAACGACTTCTCGTCGTCGCAGATCATCTATGAACAACAGGCGATAGGTAAGTCCGGTGCGCCGTTCTACATCGAATCTGTGTCGGGCGGCGCAGCCTTGCTGACCCCTGGTGGTGTTACGCCTCCGTCCGCTGGGGCGTCGGTGCGGGTCGGGATGTACCTGTCCCGGCCGGACACGTTCTCGATGACCGTCCTCAAGGTCGGGAACATTCACCCGTTCCTCATGGTCCAGGTGTCGTAGTGCCCGAGTACGCGGCGCCCACAGCTGTGACCGCCATGTGGTCGACGCCGCACGTCGTCTACACCGACGGCGGAAAGCCGTCAGGGCGGCCGGTGATCGCCATCCCCGGCTGGCCGATGAACACCACGATCCGCAGCTACCTCGACACCCCGAACGGACCGGGCGACGCCCAAGGCGTGATGATGACGCTCCTGGCGACAGGCCGCACCGTGATCGTCTCAGCGTCCGGGTCGTGCTGGGGGACCAACACCGACTACCCCGACGTGGGGGCGCTCGGCCGCGGTGTGATCGACTCGGCGATCACGCTCGCCGGGTCGCTCGGCTGTGACACCACCACCGTCGACCTGATCGGCGTCTCCCACGGCGGGTGCGTCGTCAGCAATTGGGCGTGGCGCAACCCGACCAAGGTCAACCGCATCTGGTTCCAAGCTCCCGGCTGGGACCTCTCCGACATCTACGACCGCGACTCCTACATCACCGGCCTCGGGCTGCCGTCGATCGCAGAGAACATGCGCGGCGTCTACGGCAGTGCCGACAAGACCGCTTGGCTCGCCGCCAGTGCCGGGGAGGACCCGCACCGCAACCTCGCCAGCCTCGCACCCATCGGGGTCCGGATCGCTGCCGTGTGCGCCACCAACGACGAGATCGTTGACTACGACGGGCTCGCCGCCGACCTCGACACCATCGGGGCGACGCTGACCACTCTCAGCTCCGGTGGACACTTCTTTGCCCGGACCGCTTCTGAGTGGTCTGATCTGGCGGCGCTCAGGTGGTTCGCGTGAGTTACGACGACGACGTGCTGGCGACTGCGCCTCTGGCGTTCTGGCCATCCGACGACGGGTCAGGTTCGACGGTCGTGGACGTCTCCGGCAACGGGTTCGACATGGCACCGGGGCCTGACTCTGAGCCGTGGCCGGTGTGGATCTCCGACGACACGTGGGGGTCGGTGCTCGACTTCGGGCAGTACGGGTGCTCGGCGCTGCCACCTGACGACGCGCCCACCGTGGCCGTGACGTTCGAGGCTGACCTCTCGTCTCATCCGGTCGATGTTGACGTGGACGAGTGGACGATGGCCGGGTGGACGAGACAGCAGCCCGGCAACATCGGCGGCATCTGCGGTGCTGACTTCCCCGATGGCGTGTTCTTCTTTAACCTGGCATGGCTGAACACGTTCGAGATCGCCAACCTGTCTGCGAACCGTCCTGTCTGGAACGGGTCGGACTTCTACTACGCGACCGGTTCCAACTGGAACAGGACCGCATCGACGCTTATGGCTCCGGCCCTGCCGGATGACGTGTCGTGGCAGCACTTCCTGGTGGTGAACAGGTCGGCCCGCATGGAGATCTGGCAGAACGGCGTTCTGCTCACCACCGACGCAACAGCTCAGACGCCGCAGACCTCGCCCGCCATCGGGTTCCGAGCGAGCGGGTTCGGTGCGTTCGCTCGCATGGCGATCTGGGACCGGGCGATCTCCGAGGCTGAGATAGCCGTGCTCGCCACCCCGCCATCCCCGGTGCTGCCACCTGTGCTGAACACATGGGACGACTTCAATCGGGCAGACGGCCCGCTCGGGACGGCTACGCCGTCGGCGTTCGAGTGGGAGGCTTGACCGGTGCTTCTCGGTACATGGGCGATCGACGGCAACTCGGCTGAGGTCACAGGGTTCGGCCCTGACGACCGGGCGATGGTGCTCCTAGAGACACCGGCTCTCGGCATCCCGCAACACACCGGCGCAGGCGTGACGCTCACGCTGCCGACCGGTACGCCTGGCTGGGGCGTGGGCATGTGTCTGCGCATGGACTCCGCAGGGTGGGGCACCGTCGTAGCCGTGAACGACGACGGCGACCTGATCGTGTTCCCGCACACCGACGACGGGCCGCTCTCCGCGCTGGGGTCGGCGTCTGTCGATATCGGGCCGACGCCGCACACGCTGGCCGTGCGAGTCGTGGACGACCCGACCCTCGGGCCCAACAACATCATCGAGATGTGGTGGGACGGCGACCAGGTTGGCACGCTCGTCATGCCTCGCCCGTACGTCGTGGGCCGCAACGTCGGCTTGTTCGCATGGGACTTCGGCGGTGACGTCACCGCTGCTCGATGGGACGACCTCGGTGCAGAGCTGCCAGGTATCGACATGCCGTCTGTCCCTGCACCAGAGCTAACCGGTGGCGTCATGAACTGGCCGGTTCCGCCCGATGTGATCTTCGCGCCGTCGGTGCGTGCGCCTGACCTCACCGGTGGGTGGGCTCCGATCCCGCTGTGGTCCGAGCTGGGGCCGATCTTCCCGCCGTCGGTGGCTGCGCCGCCGCTGCTCGGCGGCGTGCACGCGACGTGGAGTGACACACCGGACCCGCCGCCGCTGCCCGGCCCGGACGATCCGCCGTGGCCGGACGGGTACCAGTTCGGCCCGCCACCGTCACAGCTACAGGTCGAAGGTCGGTTCGTGACTCAGCCGACGTGCCGCCCGCAAATGAACGGGCCGGGTACAGGTAGCTTCACGACCGAGCCCGAGACCGCACCGGCGCTCGGCGACGAGATCACCTACACCAGCGGTGGCGGTGCGGTGTTCACCGGGTACGCCGCGAAGATCTCGACCGTCTACATGAGCCGTGCCGAGGAAGCAGGGAACCTGGTGACGGTGACCACGCCGGGCATGCTCGGCGAAGACTGGTCACGGACGGTCGTGTACCCAGACTTCGGGTCTGACGACCCGATCCGCACCGGGCAGCCGCCACAAGATGAGCGGGTCTGGGGCTGGCCCATGAACGGCCTAGTCGTGCCGGGGCTCACGTGGACCACCTCGGTCGGCGGTGACAACAGCCTGTATGGCACGCCGGGCGAGATCTTCCCGCCGCCCGACAACTGGCCTGATATCCGCTCTCGATGGATGTGGACCACACAGGTCGATGTGAAGTCACAGCCCGAGGGCTGGTGCTACTTCCGCAAGGCGTTCACCGCATGGCCCGGTGAGCACTCGCTGTTCGTCGCTGCCTACGACTACGCGCGGGTCTGGATTGACGGCGTGCTCGTGGCCACGTGCGACGTGCCCGGCGAACCGAAGCGCGTCGAGCTGCCCTTCGATTGGGACAACCACCTCATCGCGATCGAGGGCTACGCGTTCGGCGGCGGTCGAGCTGGCGTGCTGCTCTCGCTGCTCAAGCGCGACGCCGAAGGGTTCGGCGGTGTCGGCAACGGTGGCGAAGACCTGTTCAGCGATGCCGGGTGGAAGGCGCTCGAACGACCGGCGCAGTCGATGCGCTCGACCGTCGGGAAGGTGCTACGCCGTCTCGTGCGCGAAGCGGGCAAGCGCGGTGCTCCTGCTGGGGCATGGACGTGTTCGTTCACAGACGAGGCCGACTCGGCGGGCAACGCGTGGGAGGCGGGCCCGGACGCTCCCCTACTCACGACGAAGGTCGGCATCACGTACATGGACGTCCTCGGCCAGTTCGCCGAAGCGCTCATCGACTACCGGCCGCACCCGCGTGCCAAGGTGCTCGACGCGTTCGTCAAGGACTCCGTGCCCGCGTCGCACCCGGTGCCGTGGACCTACGGCGTCGATCACACGTCGGCCGACAGCTACGTGCTCGACGTAGCCTCAGGGTGATGTTCTCCACGACACGAGTGCTGATCCGATGGGCACGAGGGCTGATCTCCGTCGGCGACGATGGACCCGAGCAGTTCGTAGAGATCGCCGGAGTGCAGGACTACGAGCAAGCCAAGCAGCTCGGCGAGGCGCTGCTCGAAGCGAGCAAGGGCACCCGGCAGACACTCGCCGTGCAAGGCGGCGTATACACACCGGCGCAGCAACCTGGCGCGGCCTACGAGGTCGTGGACCGGATGGGCGTGTATCAGATCCAGTCCATAGCGATATCGACAGACGACGAGGCGTACACGGTGGTCACTCCCGAGCTGGGAGACCCGAAACAGAAGCGGCTCGACGCGATCAACCGCAGGCTCGTGCGGGCGTCGGCTGGTGCGACGTCGGAGTTCGCTGCACCGGGCGCTCCGCGCCAGCCAGAGGGGCAGGGCATGGGCGGCACACCGCCAGAGTTCTCGACCACATGGGACCGGGTGAGCGGGGGCAGCGCGTGACCGAGGTAAGCCCGCTCGATCCGACGCCGATCGAAGACCCGTGGTGGATACCGCCGCTGTGGCGAACGGCGCGCCCGTTCGCGCTGTCTCGGGTGACGGCGGCTCTCACGCCTGGTCTGGTGCCGTTGCCGTACGACCAGGAGTTTCGGGTTCAGGTCGTCATCGCACCGGACCCAGAGCAGCACATGGACGCCGGGTACTTCCCGATCGCCGAGCTGAAACTGAACGCCGTCGGGAAGCGGTCGGCGATCGTCGATATCCCGTGGCCGTTCGGTGTGCGCATGATCCCGGCAGGCTGGTGGGTGTGCTTCACGCACGACAAGAAGGGCGTGATACAGGACGTCTCGACGGAGTACCCGGTAGCGAAGCTGTCCGGTCGTCTCTACGGCTGCGATCTGTAGACCTACACTCTCGGCATGCCCGCATTCTTGCCGCCGTCGGCCCGTGACCTGTTCGCTGCTCGATGGATGACCGAGGACCACATCGTGGTGCTCTGCGGTGATGGGCACACGTTGAGCACCGCCACCGTCTACATGGACGAGCTGCTTGACGTGCTCAGCTCCGACGAGATGACCGGCGAGCAGATCGTGGGCAACGGTGTGTGTGACGCCGAAGACACGCCGGTCTCTGGCGTGGTGGCCGCGGAGACCGTGACGAGCATTCACATCGTGGAGGACACGGGCGACCCTTCGACGTCGCCGATCATCTACAGCTCAGACATGCACACCGACGGCACACCGATTCTGAGGGTCTCGGACGGCAACGCGATCGTCGTCTCATGGTCCAACGGACCGGGCCGCATCCTGCAAGTCTGAGAGCTATCACCGCGGCCCGGTAGGTCGTTCGCCTACCCTCTCGGGCATGGACGCACACGCACGGAACCGGCTGTACCTGGTCCTCACCACGCTGCAACCGCTGCTCATGTTCTACGGCCTGGCCGACGAGTCGCAGGCTCCGCTGTGGATCTCGCTCGGCGCAGCGGTGCTCGGCAACGGGCTCGCAGTCCTCAACGCCGACACGGCTCGGATCTGGCTCTACGGCGTCGCCGGAGCGGTGGCCACGCTCGTGGTTGCGTACGGCCTGATCTCCGGCGCAGAGGCCGAGATGTGGCTCACCGTCCTGGCAGCCGTGCTCGGCATCGTCGGCACCGGCACCGCCGCGGTGACCACCCCGCCGACTAGAGCCATCTAAGGGGCATCCGATGCCCGAGGTCATCACCCGCGCCGAGTGGGGCGCGCGCTACGGGCGCGGCAACGACGTCTCGCACCTCGAACCGTGGGGCGAGATCGTCGTTCACACCGAAGCCGGAGCGGTCCGCAAACAGGACTGGCCGGTGCTCGACGAGCTGGCCGCGCTGAACCTCTCGCTCGATGAGCGCACGAAGATGCGAGCGATCGAGTCGTACCACTCGGCGACGCTCGGGTGGAACGGGTTCGGCTACTCGTTCGCGTTCTTCCCGGATGGGACGATCTGCGAGGGGCGCGGCTGGGGCCGGTCGGGCTCGCACACCGAGGGCCGCAACAGCACCGCGGCCGGGTTCTGCGTGATCGGCCACGGCGACCTACAGCCAGCGACCGGCGCGCAGTGGGCGTCGATGGCGTGGCTCATCGGTGAAGGCATCCGGCTCGGGCACGTGAAGCCGAACCCGAAGATCTCCGGTCACCGCAACTACTCCAAGAAGGGCAAGTCCTGCCCTGGTGACCTGATCTATCCGCACATCGGTCGGCTGCGTGGCATCACGGGCCCGGCTCCCATCATCACCCCGGAGGTACCAGAGATGGACGACGCAGAACGCCAGCTCATGCGAGACGTGCTCGACGCTGCCCGCGACGCCGCGGCTCAGGCCCGTGGCGCGGCGGTGTATGCGCAGGCGGTCGAGCAGCGGGTCACCCGCATCGAGACCGCGCTCAACATCGACGACGTGAACACGGTCCACGACGGCAAGAAGCCGTACCCCGGCCGGACGATCGCGTCGCTCACTCGCATCGAGAACGAGCACCTGCCCAAGCTCGGCGACCGGCTCGAAGTGATCGAGCAGCGTCTCGGCAAGAGCTAGTGACCATCGACCTGGGGACTGCGGGCGCGATCGTCACGTGGTCGGTTGTTCTGTCTGGCGTGGTGGCTCTGCTCACCACGAAGCGGATGAGCGACCTGGTGGAGCTGTACCAGAAGCTGTTCGAGGGCAAGTCAGCAGAGAACGCCGAGCTGACCGCCCGGCTCGAACGGGTAGAGACGCAGCTCGCGTTCTATCAATCCGACTTCACGGCACAGCTAGCGGAGGGCATCACGAAAGCGATCGTGGACAGCGTCGAGCGCCACATCGGAGAGCGAGCACCTCATGAGCAGCACTGAGACCCCGATCGTGTCCGATGACGTGTTCCAGCACGTGAAGCGCATCGAGCGCTCGTACAGCCGTCTGCGTGGTCTGGCGTGGGCGCTCGGCATAACGGCGATCGCCGCGGTGCTGGCGGTGGTGTTCCTGTTCGGGCTGAACGCCGATCTCCGAGAGAACAAGCACGAGGTGGCGTGCAAGGATAACGCGATGGCCAGCGTGCTCGACGCGTTCGGCGGCGCAATCCAAGCCGCGATTGCAGGTGACGCCGATGCTCTGCACGATTACAGCTCGCAGCTCGATCACCTCGGGTCGCTGCGGGACCTGTACGAGGACTGCCACGCACGGCACTAGGTGACCTGCCCGCGGTCGGCGGGTATGGTGCTCTCGTTGCGTTGGCCGGTGTACGCCGTCCTTGGGAGCGCATCGAAGGACGAAGACCCTCGGGGTGATCCTCCGGGGGTCTTCGCCGTTCCATACCGTGGTATGGTCCGCGGTGGTGGTGTCGATCGACGCTGCCGTCTGACCCAAGGAGACCAGCCATGCAAGCGATGCCCGATGACCGCATCCCGCCCGAGCTAGCGCTCGACGTCGAGCCGTTCGATCTCGACCAGCTCGACCGGGCGGTGGAAGACACGCCGGACCCGGTAGCAGCGTGGGCCGACGACGACCCAGACGACTACGAGCCCGACAAAGCCGCGGTGATGCGCTGGCACATCACCGACGACGAGGGCGCAGAGTGGGCCATGTCCCACGTGAACGGCATCTACGCCAACGCTCAGGCGCTCGCCGACCAGCGGGACGCGTACATCGCTCGGATCAACCGCCACCACGCCGAGGCCATGAAGCGGCTCGACGCGCGCCGGCGGTTCTTCGAGCAGCACCTCATCCTCTACGCGGCGCAGTACCGGGCTCGTGACCCGAAGCGGAACAAGACGCTGCACCTGCCGTCAGGTGTGGTCCGCTCTACCGAGACGCAGGCCAAGGTGGCGGTCGCTGACGATGTGACCGTGGCTGATTGGGCTCTCTCGCATCTCGAAGGCGACCAGCACGAGGCTGTCGTGAAGACCACCACGAAGGTGATGCTCGGCGAGCTGCGCAAGGTGGCTGTGGTCGGGCAGCGTGTGTGGGGGCACGTGCTCGACCTGTCGTGTGGGCACAGCGTGCGCATAGCGCTGGCCACCGAGGACGGCGAGAAGCTCGACCTTCGTGACGGGTACCCGTGCCGCGAGTGCGCGGACCCGCTCGACGGTGAGCCGGTGCGCGAGGTCGTGCGCGTCGAGGATCTGACCGAGCGTGTCGTCCGCTCGAAGGACACCGGCGAGGTGATCCCCGGCACCAGGATCGAGCCCGGCGCGCTCACGTTCACGGTCTCACCGAAGTGACCCGGCTCGGTGGTCTGGTAGCGGTCGTGCGTGCCGCTGCCCGGCCACCAGCGGGGCCGCGGCCGTTGCCGCCGCGCTGCTCGATCGAGCCACGCACCCATGTCCGGCCGCTACCTGCGGTGTACGACTGGACCCAAGAACCCGAGTCATAAACCGTGGTATGGTCCGCGGTCCCTACCCAAGGAGGAAACCTGTAATGAGTGATCCGTCTGTGATCGACGCGGAAGCCCGCGAGTCGATCGACGAAGCGCCACCGGTGCGAGAGACGATCGACGCCGCCACCGGCGAGATCGTGCAGTACGACCAGAGGCCGCAACACGCAGGCATGCGTGAGATCGGCGGTACCGGGCTGCCGGTCGTGCCGATGCAGAACGAGCTATCGACCCTCGCTCAGATGGCGGTGACGATCTCCGCGGCGGCGACCGCGCCGAAGGCGTTGCAGGGCAAACCGAATGACGCGTTCATGGTCCTGCTGACGGCGCGAGACGTCGGTGTCGCGCTGACCACAGCGATCCGCGAGTTCCACGTGATCGACGGCAAGGTGACGCTCTCGCCGAAGGTCAAGCTGGCGATGGTCAAGCAGCAGAAGGTCGGCCGTGTGTTCCCGCACCAGCCGCCGCGGCCGATCCCTGACCCAGACGCCGAGGGCGGGTTCAGGTGGAAGCTCTGCGATTGCGGGTCTGACGGCGCGGCCAACGGCGACACGGAGGCGACATGGCATGCCGAGCGCAGCGACGAGCCGGGCATCTTGCACAGCTCGACGTTCACGATCGAGATGGCGCAGCGGGTCAAGGCGCGAGAGAACCAGAGGAACATCACGCTCGCTGAGAAGTCCACATGGCAGCAGTACCCCCAGCGGATGCTGTCGTGGCGTGCTCTCGGGTACCTGCTCGATGACGTGTTCCCCGAGGTCGGGACCGGGCTCTACTCACCCGACGAGATGGGCGCTGTCACCGACGAGGACGGCGTGCCGCTCATCGACGTCGTGGGGTCCGCTGACCCGGTGCGTGGCACCCGTGCACCGGCCGGGCGACGCACCGCCGCAGCCGCGGCAGAGGTCGAGTACGCGAGCAAGGAGGCGATCGCCGCGCTCAAGGCCCGCATCGCTGCGATCTCCACGCTTCCCGAAGCGCGCGCGGCTCTGCTCTCGCTGTGGACCGCGACCCGCGAGGACGGCTCACCGACGCTGCCGCCCGTGGACCAGCTCGAAGCGCGCCAGCTCTCCCGAGCGGAGGGCATGGTAAAGAGCATCGAAGACCGCGCCACGAAGGGCGAGTGGGGCGAGTGGAAGCCCGCCACACAGCCCGAGGCGACCGGAGACGCCGCAGGTCAACCCGAGGCGACCGGAGACGCCGACGATGCGCAGAGCGACGCAGGGACGCCGGACCCGCGTGTCGCTGCGGTGATCGAGACCGTTCGAGCCATGAAGCGACCAGCGATCGAGACAGAGCTAGAGGCCCGCGGGCTACCGAAGTCAGGGAACATGGACACGGTACGGCACCGCCTCGCTACGGCGATGCTCGCCGAGCACGACGACGGCCTACCGGCCGAGCCCGAGTTCCACGACGACAACGAAGGCAACGAGGGTGAGGCGTGAGCGTTAAGGCTCTCGGGTGGGTGCTCGATCACTCGCCCGCCAAAGGCTCTGACCGGCTCGTGCTCATCTCGATCGCCAACCACGCCGGGCAGAACCCGGTCGGTGGCGCGTGGGAAGCGTGGCCAGGGATCGGCACCTTGCAACGAGAGGCCAGGCTCGACCGGGCTCGGACCGTGAACGATGCGCTCGCCCGGCTGGTCGAGGCTGGCCAGATCGAGCGGGTCGTGAACGGCGCACCCGATGAGCACATCCGCAAGGACCGCCGACCGAACCTGTACCGGGTGCTCATCTCTCACGGGGTGACGTGTGGCGACACCCGGTGCAGATGGTGCGGGGTGCCGTCCGACGTCACCCCGCCACCGGACGACGGGGTGACGCTTCACGCGCCACGGGGTGACGTCCTACCGCATCACGGGGTGACGTCCTGCGACGCTACGGGGTGTCGCGAAGCGTCACCCGAACCATCATTAGAACCATCACTGAAACCGTCAGAGGAACCACAACCCCTGTCGCTGGCGCTCGGCGGCGATGCGGCGTTGGTGGCCGAGGTGGCGTTCGGTGAGTTCTGGAAGGTGTACCCGCGGCGGGTCGGTCCCGGCGCGGCACGCAAGGCGTGGGCGAAGGCGATCCGCAAGGCACCAGCTCAGCGGATCATCGACGCCGCGGCCCGCTACGCAGCCGAGACGCACGGTCGCCCGGTGGACAAGATCGCTCACCCAACGACCTGGCTGAACGGTGAGCGCTGGGACGACGAGCCCGGAGCGAACGCCGGGCCTCAGCGAGGCAAGCCGCCAGGTGGCGCTGGCGGTCCCGTCACGAGTCGCCGTGACGGACCCGAGGGTCGGGTGAGAGCGTGAAGCGGCTCACCCCGGACGAGATCGAGATACCGACCGTGGTGATCGGCCCGGCAGACGAGCAGATCGACCAGATGGCGACGGTCGCCGCTAGGTCTGGTCGCCGCGGCGACTGGATCTCGAAGGTGCCGCGCCGGTTCCGCGAAGCCCGGATCGAGGATCTCGGGTCGTGGCCGGGCCGTGACGATCTCACCGGGTGGTCACGAGCAGACCACCCGACGAACCTGGTGATCGTCGGGCCGGTCGGTGTCGGCAAGACGCACGCCGCCACCGCCGCGGTACGCCAGCACTTCGGCGACGGTGCCGACCTGGAATGGTCACCGATCGGCGAGTTGCTGGACCGGCTCGACTGGCGGCGCGCTGACTCTCACCAGTACCTAGAGCGGCTCATGTCCGTTGAGCTGCTCCTGATCGACGATCTCGGCACAGAGCGAGCCAACGAGTGGACCGGCGAGCGGCTCTACGCCGTCGTCAACAGGCGTTGGCTCGCAGACCTGCCGACCATCGCAACATCGAACCTTGAACCCGAGCAGCTCGAAGAGGCGCTCGGCGAACGCACCTACTCACGTCTCGTCGGCGGCGCTCTCGTGCTCCGCATCGCGGGACAGGACCGGAGACGCACACAGTGAAACCACACGACGACGACCACCACCCGCCCGAGTGCACATCGTGCGTGGACGGCATGCGCCAGGTGACGGACGCGTTCGCGCGTCAAGAGGCCGGGATCGGCCAGCACGAAGACGTCGGCCAGCTCGAAGCCGCCGCGGTGGCCACGATCGAAGCCGCCCGCGCCGAGCGTGTACCGGTGCCACCCGAAGCGCAGGCAGACCTAGACCGGTTCGAGCGGTACCGGGCCTTCCTCACGTCGGTGTTCCCGTGCCCGACATGCCGCCCGGCGCAGTTCAAGCGCTGGCGGAACGGCTGCTACCGGCCGAACCATGTGCGGCAGCGCTGCTCGCTCTGCACACCGAAGATGGCCGAGGCCCGGTGATGGAAGCCCGCTACATCGTTGGCTCATGCGTGGACGAGCTGCTCGCCATGCCGCCCGGCTCCGTCGATCTCGCCATCACGTCGCCGCCGTTCCTCGGCCTGCGCGACTACCTGGACGCAGACGATCCCATGAAGCCGTTCGAGCACGGCGCGGTCGGCACGCCGGTCGAGTTCGTGGACCAGATGCTCGACATGGTGGAGGCCGTCGGGCACGTGCTCGCACCTCACGGGTCGCTCGTCATCGAGCTAGGCGACTCGATGAGCGGCAGCGGCGGCGCGGGCGGCGACTACTACAACGCCGACGGGCTCCGAGCCGGGCAGCCGAAACCGCCGGGCTCAGCGAAGCTCGCTGGCATGGTCAAGGGCCGGTCACGTGCCGGTGACCCGGTGCCACGCAACAGGCCGCGGGACACCAGACCCGGCCGCGAGGGAACGCCGAGCAGCTCGCCACCGCGGCACGAGCAGATGGGCGGCGCGGGCTGGCCGCTCCCGAAGTCACTCGCGCTCATCCCCGAGATGCTCAGGCTCACGCTCGCCTACGGCGTCCAGCCCTACACCGGCCGCACAGTCGAGCCGTGGCGCGTCCGCAACGTGGTTCGCTGGTGCAAGCCGAACCCGTCCGTTGGTGACGAGGGCGACAAGTTCCGTCGCGGCACGAACGATGTGCTCATCGCCACCCGCGCGACCAACAGGTGGTGGGATCCGCTCGCCGCCCGCGGCCCGTCTCGCACAGAGCCGGGCAAGACGTCGCCGCTGCTCGACTGGTGGGAGATCCCGACGGGCGGCTACCCCGGCGCGCACCACGCCACGTTCCCGCTCGCGTTCGTCAGGCCGTTCATCGAGACCATGTGCCCGCTACATGTCTGCACCACGTGCGGCGAACCACGGCGCAGGGTCGTCAAGCGAACCGAGGACTACGAGAACGCCAGAGGCGGCGGCGACCTGTACGGCGGTGCTGACGGCAACGACCGCGGCATCGGCCGCAACGGCGGGCAGGACGGCACCAAGAAGCGCGGGCTCGTGTCCGCTGACTACGAGCACGACTACTGGACCGACTGCGGCCACCACACATGGCGGCGCGGGGTGGTGCTCGACCCGTACGCCGGTACCGGCACCACGCTCGCTGTAGCCAACGGCTGCGGCCGAGACGGGCTCGGCATCGACGCAGACCACCGGAACGTCCCGCTCGCCGTCGAGCGTGTGGGGCCGCTGTTCATCACCGTGCAGGAAGGAACCGCTCATGCTGCCGCCACAAGCGCACACGATCACGCTCTCTGAGTTCGAGGTGCTCCAAGCACTGATCGACGTCCACGACGCCGACGGGCGCGCCACGTTCCGGGAGGTGGCCCGCACGGTCGGCCGCTCGGTCTCGTGGACGTTCGGCGTGCTGGTCTTGTTGCGGCGTCTCGGGCTCGTCACGTGGGAGCACGGCAAGACCGGCACACTCAGGCCTGCCGTTCGTATCGTGGCGTCAGACCTGTGAGAAGCCGGTCACCGCGCCACGCCGCCGAGGACGCGGCATACAAGGCTCTCCGGCACGAGCTGCTACCCGGCCCGTGCGAGGTGTGCCCGGCGCTGCAAGCCCAAGGGGTGCAGGTCCAGTGCGAGGGCACCGCCCACGAGCTGCACCACCTCAGGAAGCGGTCAAGCTCCGGTGCGCTCGCCGAGCGGACGAACGTGCGCCGCTCGTGCTGGACCGGTAATCAGGCCGTCGAGCGATGGCCAACCGAAGCGCGGGCCGCTCGGCTCGTCGTCCGTGAGGGCGACCCCGAGTGGGACTCGCTGTCATCCCGACTGTGGAGGCTGAACAACCTGTGAACACCACCGATGAGCTGACCGGCGACCAGGCGCACGCCGAAGGGCTCCCGATCTCAGCGTGCCCGTACGCGCCAGCAGACACGAGCAGCGATGCCCACGAGTGGCGCAGGTCGTGGCTCATGGCAGAGGCGGCGCACCGACGTGGGATCGGCACGTACGGCGCGTCCGACGACGAGTACCGGCAGGCAGGTCTCAACCCTCCCGCCAGAACTTCGACCGGTGCGCCGGTGTGCTCGTTCGATCCGGCGCGGTTCGATGAGCTGGCGGTCATCCTCGGCCAAGTCGTAGACGCATGCGAGGGCGCAGCGCTCGCGGTGGCCAGGGCGGTCGAGTCGTTCTCGATCGACACGGCACCACTGATCCCGCACCGCCCCATGCCCGAGACACGGACCGACAGACCACACCGGTGGGCGGTGCTGCCGCTCGTGCGATAGGGGCCGGTGATGCCCGCTCCACAAGCAGCCCCGTTCTCGCTGGTCGTCACACGCCCGGACGGCAACCAGATCACCGCAGGAGCAGAGACCGCCGACGTGCTCTACACCGCTCTCGTCAGGCTGGCACCGCACGTGCCGACCGACTCCACGTGGGAGGTCCGATGCCGCAAGGGTCGCTGACCGACGACGAACAAGCCTTCCAACAGAAGGTGATCCGCACAGCCCGCCGAGCCGGGTGGCGTCACCAGCACACCTACAAGGGCCGCACCGGCAAGGGCGCGTGGCGCACCAACGCAGCAACCGGGTTCCCTGACCTGCTGCTCGTGAAGCGCGGGCGGATGCTCGCTCTCGAACTGAAGGCACCAGGCGGCGCGCCATCACCAGAGCAGCTCGCGTGGATCGAGCTGCTCGACACGATCCCCGGATGCACCGCCCGCGTGGTCTACCCGGCCGACTGGCCGTGGATCATGCAAGCACTCACCACACCCGCACCGCGGTACCTAGACCGCGGTATGGTTCCACCACCCAACACCAACGAAGGAACAGACCATGACTGATCTAGCCGGAGCTATGGCCGACGTCTCGCAGCTCTCGCAGTTCGACGGCAAGCCCGTCGTGCGCACCACGATCGCTGTGACCAACGCAGGCGACGGGCTCTCTGACGCGCTCGGCATCGACCCCCAGGAGTTCCACCACGGCGACACCGTGTACGTCGTCCTGGAGTGCGTCGTGTCGAAGGTCGCGCACGTGCCGATCGACAAGGACACTCCCGGCATCCTCGTGCGGCAACACACGCTCAGAGCCGGTACCGGCACGATCGTGGACGAGTCGGTCGTAGCCGAACAGGTGCGGCTACAGGCCGAGAAGATCGAGACCGCCCGCCGCCACGCGAAGGGAGAGTTCACGCTCGACGAGGCCGCTCTACAGGCCGAGCACGACGACGGCCAGCACGCCGCCGAGCTACGACCAGGCTGCCCGGACTGTGACGACGAGGCAGCAGCAGCGGCGGCAGAAGCCGAGGACGACGACAAGTGAGGCGAGAAGCCACGTCACCCGAGGCGCTCGCGCTGCTCGATCGCCTCGGGTCCGTCACCTCAGAGATCGGCTCGACGTCGAAACACCTGGACGAGCTGCTCGCCGAACGGAACCGCATGTTCGTGGACCTGAAAGCGCTCGACGTCACACACCGAGAGATCGCCGCACGAGCAGGCATCACAGAGATGGCCGTTAAGAAAGCCATCGACAAGACCACCCGCACCCCGGTCTAAACCGCGGTATAGAATCGCTGGTCCCACCCAAGGAGGACCCCCAGCATGAACCCGACCGACGAGCAGCAGAACGCGCTCGACATGTTCCACTTCGGCGACAACCTGGCTATCGAGGCCGGTGCCGGTACAGGCAAGACGTCCACGCTCAGGCTCATGGCCGACGGCACCAACCGCCGCGGCCAGTACCTCGCCTTTAACCGGGCGATCGTGATGGACGCCAAAGCCAAGATGCCCGGCAACGTGTCAGCAGACACCGCGCACGCTCTGGCCATGCGCCAGGTCGGCAGGCTGTACCGGCACCGGCTCGACGCATCCGCCCGCCAGCACTCCCGGCAGGTGGCAGCAATGCTCGACATAGGACCGCTCGCCATCTCGTACGGAGCACAGCGCAAGGTGTTGCAACCCGGCTACCTGGCCGGGCTCGTGCAACGAGCGATCACCGTGTTCTGTCAGTCGGCCGACGACACACCTGGCCGTGAGCACGTGCCGTACATCGACGGCATAGACCTGCCAACCGTGGACGGTCGCCGCACCTACACCAGCAACAACGCAGTGCGAGACCACATCGCCGACGCCATCGCGAAGGCGTGGGCCGACCTCTCGAACCGAGACGGTCAGCTCAGGTTCAAGCACGAGCACTACCTCAAGCTCTGGCAGCTCTCAAAGCCGCGCATACCGGCAGACTTCATCCTCTTCGACGAAGCGCAGGACGCATCACCGGTGATGCTCGACGTGGTGGCCAACCAGACAGACACGCAGCTCGTGTTCGTCGGTGACAGTCAGCAGCAGATCTACGAGTTCACCGGCGCGGTGAACGCTCTAGCGAAGGTGCCAGCAGGTCAGCGCACCTACCTGACCCGCTCGTTCCGGTTCGGTGAGCAGATCGCTGAGCGAGCGAACCTCGTGCTCGGCGAGATCGGCTCACCGATGCGGCTCACCGGGAACCCGGCGATCCGCTCCACCGTCGGGACGCTCGACAAGCCGGGCGCGATCCTCACCCGCACCAACGCCGCCGCAATGACCGCCGTGCTCGAAGCGCAGAAGGCAGGCATCCGCGTGCACCTCATCGGTGACGGCAAAGAGCTGGTCAGCTTCGCCACCGCCGCGGGTCAGCTCATGGCAGGTGAGGACACATGGCACCCCGAGCTGGCGTGCTTCACCACGTGGGGCGAGGTCCAAACCTACGTGGCAGACGACCCGCAAGGATCCGAGCTGGCGCTCATGGTCAAGCTCGTGGACGACTACGGCGTAGAGACCATCCTGTCGGCGCTGCGCAACATGGTGGACGAGCGAGGCGCTGAGCTGGTGGTCTCGACGGCGCACAAAGCCAAGGGCTGCGAGTGGTCACGCGTCCAGATCGCCGACGACTTCCCCGATCCGCGTGAGTCGTTCGAGGCGATGCTCGACCCGACGCTCTCGCACCCCGAGCTGAGACTCATCTACGTGGCGGTCACCCGAGCCCGCCATCGGCTCGACGTCGATCAGGTCCCGTACTTCGACTGCGGCCCAGCCACGCGGGTCATGTGAGCGTGGAAGCCACGAACGCTTTCTCAGGATCGGCGCGGGTGATCCACGCTTCACCGGTCCCACCGAACGCTCGCAGCTCCGGCCGCGGGTACGTGGCGCTGTGCGGCGCGACGGTCACGAACGTGACGACCCGCGCCTACCGGCCGACCACGCCGGGCGCGTGCCCGACGTGCACCGCTCAGATCGTCCGTGTCGTCACGCTGATCGAGATGCGCGGCCATGACTTCACCGAGTTCGACCTGTGACGCTCCACGCAGCACCGAGGCCGTGCACCACGTGCCCGTACCGGCGCGACACACCGGCCGGGATCTGGCATCCCGACGAGTACCACAAGCTCGTCGCCTACGACGACGAGCCGGGCCCGTTCGAGACGTTCCACTGTCACCAGGAGAACGCCACAGGCGTACCGACCGTGTGCCGCGGGTGGCTCAGCGTTCACCCCGACTCGGTAGCGGTGCGGCTGGCGATCGCGCGCGGGGCTCTCACCGTCGAGCAGCGGGACGCACCGCCGATGGTGGATCTCTACATCTCGGGCACCGAGGCCCGTGACGCCGGGCTCGCTGGTGTCGAGAACCCATCCACGGCAGCGCGGGTGGCGATACGCAGGCTCACACGAAAGGGCGCGGGACGATGACGACGCTAGAGCTGCGCGACTACCAGGAAGACGCGCTCCGGCGTGTGGCCGAGGCCGAGGCGCGTGGCGTGCGACGTCAGCTCATCGTCGCTGCGACAGGTCTCGGTAAGACGGTGATGTTCGCCACGCTCGCCGCCCGCCGTGGGCAGCGCACGCTCGTGCTCGTGCACCGCGACGAGCTGGTCTCGCAGGCCGTGGCCAAGGTCCGCGAGATCTGGCCAGAGGCGAGCGTCGGCGTGGTGAAGGGCTCAGAGAACCACGTACGCCATCACGTCGTTGTCGCCAGTGTGCAGACCCTCTCTCGTGCGAAGCGGCTCGCGCAGCTCAGAGAGCCGTACGCCGGTGCATCGCTGCTCGCCAAGACGGACCCGTTCGGGCTGGTGATCGTGGACGAGGCACACCACGCCACCGCCGCCAGCTACCGCACCGTCATCGACGGGCTCGAAGCGGGCACACCGGCCGGGCCGCTGCTCGTCGGTGTCACCGCCACCCCGGACCGCGGCGACGGCGCAGGCCTGCACGAGGTGTTCGGCGAGATCGTCTCGAACCACGACATGCTGTGGGGCATCCGAGCCGGGTACCTCTCCGACCTCCGCGGCCTCGCTGTGCAGGTCAAAGGGTTCGACGCTGGTGCGGTCAAGCAGAACCGCGGCGACTACGACCAAGGGCAGGCCGGGCGGCTGCTCGATGACGCTGGCGCTCCGGCGCTGATCGTGCAGGCGTGGCAGCAGCACGCAGCCGGACGCCGGACGATCGTGTTCACACCGACGGTCGTGCTCGCTGCGCACGTCGCTGACGAGTTCCGCCGCGCCGGCATCCGCGCCGACGCCGTGAGCGGCTCCACGCCACTGGACGAGCGACGCGAGATCCTCGCCCGGTTCTCTCGTGGAGACCTGGACGTCGTAGCGAACTGCGCCGTGCTCACCGAGGGCTACGACAATCCCGCGGTGGATTGCATCGTGGTCGCCCGGCCCACGAAGTCACGTGCGCTGTACGTCCAGATGATCGGCCGCGGCACCCGCCGCCACCCAGACAAGACCGACTGCCTCGTGCTCGACGTCGTAGGCGCATCCGAGGACATGAACCTCGTCACCGTGCCGAGCCTGTTCGGCGTGAAGTCCAAGCAACGCCGCCAGCAGATGGCCACCGGCGACCGGCTGGTCTCTGATCTCGTGCTCGAAGACCGAGAGGAACAGGTCCGACTCGGCGAGATCGAAGCCGCTGAGATCGCCATGTTCCGAAAGATCCGCTCGGACGGCATCGCCTGGGTGCGTGCACCTGATCCACGGTTCCCCGAGATCTCCCGCTACCAGCGGTCGCTAGGCAAAGACAGCCGCGGCAGGATCCTGCCGACGGTTGTCATGGCCAGACTCAACGACCGCGAACCAGACCGGTGGATCGCAGGCGTGCAACACGACGACGGCCGCAAAGACGTGCTCATCTTCGACGTGACGATGGAGACCGCGCAGGGCGTCGCCGAGGACTACGTACGCAAACACGCCGTGTCGGTCGCGCTCGTGGACGCCAACGCCAAGTGGCGCAGCCGGAAGCCGTCGCCTAAGCAGCTCGCCGCCGCCGCCGCATGGCACCTGCCCGTAGACAAGGAGTGGACAGCGGGCGAGCTGAGCGAGCGACTCGATGAGCACATCGCCAAGATCCACGCCAAGAAAACCCGGAGGAAACAAGCATGACCCTCACCATCTGCGTGACGCTCGAACAGCCAGTAGCCGCGCTGGAATCGGACCAGCCAGACGTGTGGACCGCAGGCTACGTGGCCGGTGTCCTGCGCGGCGTGGGGCTCGTCGTTCACGACACAGGCGTGAGGCTCGAAGCACCGGTCGGATGGGAGCACGTCGCTCGCACAGGTGAACCGGTGGCGGCTGTTCCGCCGCCGCCAGGGCGCGACACGATCCGCATGCGGGTGCTCGAAGTGCTCGCCGATGCTGGCGGCACGTGGCATGGCTCGGTCTCTGACCTGCTCCGCAGAGCAGGCGGCGCGACCGGCTCGTCATCGAAGGTCGGCTCACGGCTCGCTGACGCCGGGCTGATCGAGGTGGACAAGCTCAACCACACGCAGGCCCGTGCCGTGCACCTCACCGACGACGGGTGGTCTCTGATCGGACGCCAGCGGCCAGAGATCGAGATGCCAGACGCCGAGGTGGTGGAGCTGCCAGACGCCGAGATCCACGAGGACGAGCCGGTCGAGCTGCCAGACGCCGAGGCCCACGAGGGCATCCCGATCATCGGCCCGGCCGTGGACGAGCCGAGAGAGTGCGTCGGACATGCTGACGTCGAGGTCGTGTACGACCCGCCAGCCGAGAACATGCTCGACTCGATCGAGGTGCCGACCGGGCTCGGCGTCCCGCTCGACGCACATGCCCGCCCGATCGGTGTACCCGCGTACGCGCAGGACTCACCCGAACGACTCGCACCTCCCGCGGGCCGCAAGTGCGTGCATTGCGGGATCTCGTCGGCAGAGTGCCGGGCCGCTGGCCTCGGTTGCTGCCCTGACTGCACAGGCAGGTTCCACCGTGAGAGACCATGACCACGACGGCGAGCTAGCCCGCTACGGCGTGTGCCTCACCTGCGCCGACCACGGTGACACTGACGCTGCCGCCATCCCGTCGCCACCCGACCAGCTCTCGTTCGCTGACGCCGACCAGGACGGCGCACCGTACGACCGCACCCGAGACCATCTCAGGCTCTCAGCTCAGGGACAGCGGGTGCGCGATCTGATCGCCGATGGCGTGTGGCGCACTCTCTCGGAGATCTCCGAAGCAACCGGCGACCCCGAGGCATCGGTGTCAGCCCGGCTGCGCGACCTGCGTAAGCCGAAGTTCGGTAGCCACCGGATCGAGCGACGACCCCGCGACCCTCAACAACCAGGACTGTGGGAGTACCGATGGACGACGAGCTAGAGCACGACAACCAGCACACACCGCCCGGCTCGTTCTCCACGACCGAGGTGATCGAGGCCGCGGGGATCTCGTACCGCATGCTCGACGGATGGCGACGACGCGGGTACGTCGCACCGTCGCTGCGCCGCCGCTACACCGGCTCAGGCAACATGATCAGATGGTCACAGGCCGACGTCGATCACGTGCTGGCGATCGCCGAGCGGGTCCGCTGGGGCCTCACACTCGAAGCCGCCGCCCGCACCAGCGACCCCGGCCAGGTGCCACCCGCCTACGATCCACGCCATGACCACGCCACGCCGTCTGACATACCGCCCGCTCGACTCGCTGAAGGTCGCGAAGTGGAACCCGAAGGACCACGACTCGACTGCGATTGCTGGCTCGATAGCTGAGCACGGGTTCGTCACACCGTTCGTGGTGGACGACCGCTCAGACCGTCTCGTCGCCGGGCACGGCCGACGAGACGAGCTGCTCAAGGCGAGAGCGGCAGGCGACGAACCACCCGACGGTGTGATGGTCGATGACGCAGGGATCTGGCTCGTGCCTGTCGTTGAGGGCTGGCGGTCACGCAACGACGACCAGGCAGACCGGTTCGTCGTGGCCGACAACCGCGCCACAGAGGCAGGCGGATGGAAGCGCGACGAGCTAGCCACGAAGCTCGCCAAGTGGGCTGACCGCGACAAGCTCGACGGCACCGGCTGGTCACCGAAGGACGCGCGCGCCCTGCTCGATCTCGTACGGCCAGATCCACCAGAGCCAGAGCCCGAACCAGAGCCCGAGCCCGAACCACCTGCCGAGCCGGTCACCGTCAAGGGCGACGTGTGGCTACTCGGTCCGCACCGGCTCATGTGCGGCGACGCCACCGACGCAGCGCAGGTGGCGCGGCTCATGGGTGATGGTGGGCCGGTGAGCATCGGGTTCACCTCCCCGCCGTACGCCAGCCAGCGCACCTACGACCCCGAGAGCGGGTTCGTGCCGATCCACCCTGACGAGTACGTCGAGTGGTTCCGCCCGGTCTCAGACGGTGTGCGCGAACACCTGGCACCTGACGGCTCGTGGTTCGTGAATATCAAGGAGCACGCCGAAGATCTGGTTCGTCATCGCTATGTGCTCGATCTGTTCGTGGACCATCTCGATCGAGGGTGGCGGTACTTGGACATGTTCGTGTGGCCACGCATCGGGTTCCCGATCGACCCGCGCAACGCTGGCAGGTTCAAGAACGCGTGGGAACCGGTGATGCACTTCACGCTGAACCCTCACCACAAGTTCCGCCCGGAGGCGGTGATGGTGGACGGCGATGGTGCGTTCACCTACGACCCCGAGCGGAAGCTGCAAGGCAACCAGACAACAGGGTTCATCGGCGTCGGCCGAGACGGCGCGAAGCCGGGCAAGGTGTTTCCATCCAACGTCCTGCCGAACTTCGGTGTTGCTGCCTCTGGCACAGAGCACTCAGCCGCCTTCCCGGTCAAGCTGCCCGAGTGGTTCGTCCGAGCGTTCACAGACGAAGGCGACCGCGTGTACGACCCGTTCGGCGGCTCCGGCACCACGATCATCGCAGCGCACAGGAACAACCGAGTCGGGCTCAGCATGGAGCTATCCGAGCGGTACTGCGACGTGATCTGCGAGCGGTGGCAGCGCACCACCGGTGAGCAGCCGGTGCTCGAACGCACCGGCGAGCCGCACGACTTCACCACCTGATCCTGTTGCGGCGCAGGTTGCAACCGCGGTATGGTTCCGGTCGTCAACCAACCCGCACCACCCAAGGAGTGCAACCGTGTCGAACTACCTGCTCACCACCGGCCGCAACGGCGACAAGATCCACCGGCCGACATGCAAGAAGGCGACCGCCAACGCTGCCGCCGTCGAGACCGACGACTACACCGCTGGCGACCCGGCCACCTGCTGCAAGCCGAAGCCGATCGACGCTCCCGCCGCCGCACCGGCGAAGGCACCCACGAAGGCGAAGCCCGCCGCGGCGATGGCGACACCCGAGCCGAAGCCCGCCGAGCCGGTGGTGTACGACGACCCGGCCGAGCGCCTCGCCGCCAGCCGCGCCGAGTGGAAGGCAGCCAAGGCAGCCAAGAAGGCCGGGCAGCCGATCCCGCCGACGCCGAACCTGGACGCCATGAACGCCGACCACGCCGCGGGCAAGAAGTTCGCCACCAAGAAGCCGAAGGGCGAAGGCCGTCAGCGCATCGAGGTCACGGTGCGGTTCGTGCGTGGCCCGGAGCTGGACAAGCTGAAGCCGATGCCCGACTCGCAGAACAAGCTCTCGTCGGTCGCCTACTACCACACGCGTGGCGTGACCGGCTGGAACGAGACCGGTGATGTGCCTCGCTGCACGACCGAGATGCTGCGCTCGATCCTGGAGCACCACGGCGTCACCAACCCGGAGCAGACGCCGTTCGAGCCGGTGCTGCTGGCGAACGGCACGTGGCTCGCCGCTGAGCCGCTGAGCTGAGCTACCCTCTGACCCCGGAAGGGGTGCGAGCCCGAGAGATCCCCGGTTCCCACTGGCCGGGGATCTCTCGCGTCCAAGACAGGTTTGCACCGCTCGCGAAACCGCGGTATGGTTTCGCTGTTCCAACAAACCTGATCCACCCAAGGAGATCAACATGCCTGCTTACTTCGACACCGGTTTCTCAGTTCGTCAGCCCATGTGGCATGGCCTCGGCACCGTGCTCGACGAGTACCCCGAGAACTGGGACGACGCTCGCCTCTCTGCCGGGCTCATGTGGGAACCGACCATCCGGCCCGTGTTCCACCGCAACGGCGACGAGTACCAGGAAGTCCCGAACCACCGGCTCGTCGTCCGCGACGACACCGAAGACGTGCTCGGCGTCGTGTCCGACGGCTACGAGCTGGTCTCGCATGGCGCTATGGGCGAGATCATCGAAGCGATCTCAGAACAGCCCAACGTGAAGTTCGAGACCGCTGGCAGCGTCCGCAACGGCGCTCAGGTCTGGGCGCTCGCATACGTCGATGAGCCCGAGGTCATCGAAGGCGACGACAGCGAGACGTACCCGTTCCTCGCCCTGCTCAACAGCCACGACGGAACCGGCGCATGCAAGGTGATCTCGACCAGCATCCGCGTCGTCTGCTGGAACACCTACCGCGCCGCCGAGATGCAGGGCGAGCGCACCGGGCGGCAGTTCGTGTTCCGCCACACGTCGAGCGTCCACGACCGCATCGAAGAGGCCAAGCAGGCGTTGCGCGGCACCCGAGAGCAGCAGGCCGAGTGGCTCGCTCTCGCTGCCGAGCTGGCCAAGATGCCCGCCCGAGAGCCCGAGTTCCTCGCCTTCACCCAAGCGTTCCTGCCCGACCCGACCGAGCAGGCCGGGCAGGTCGTCTCAGAGCGAGTGAAGAACAAGATCGCTCGCAACCGCGAGACCTTCCACAAGCTCTACACCGAGTCGCCCACGACCGACGGCCACCGCGGCACAGCGCTCGGGCTGGTGGACGCCGCTGTCGAGTACCTGGACCACCTGCGTGGGTTCCGCTCGACGGACAGCTACCTCGGTCGCACGCTGCTGCGCCCTGAGCCGCTCAAGGCCAACGCGGTGGCGATCGCTCGTGAGGTCTGCACCTTGTAGCCTCAAGGCTCATAGCCCCAGGTGAAGCGCCCTCGGTCCCTCGTGGACCGAGGGCGCTTTCCGTTCACGGAACCTCCATACCGTGGTATGGTTCTGTTCTCCTCACCCAAGGAAGGAACCACATGGACAGCAAGATTCCCCGTCCACGACACGCACCCGCTGGGCCGGTCACGCTCGAACGCATCGGCCCGGACGCATGGCAGGCCGTCGGGCTCGACGGGTTCCGCTGGAACGTCTGCGCCTGCGCACGACAGGCGGCGTACTGCTCTCGCACCGGGATGCAACGCACGGTCGTGCGAGCCATCACGTTCGACAAGGGCGAGTGGCGCGACTGCACACCGGCCGAGCTGGACCACTGCACCGCCCACCCGGCCAACCACGAGCACACGCACCGGCCCGGCCTCGTGCGAGTCACGGCAGATGTGCGATGAGCCATCCCGAGATCCACGATGCTGAGCGGGTGGTGCTCGCCGCGGCAGAGCGGTGGCGCAGCGCTTCGAGCAGCTCCACGACGATGGCCAGGTCTCAGGACTTGATCGACGCTGTTGACGCGCTCACCGCAGCCAGGTCACGGCACCAGGTGCTCACCCCGGCGCAGCGCACAGCCGTGCTCGACTTCCTCGCAGATCTCGACGCGCACGAGATGGCCAGCCAGCTCGACAAGCCGCACGTCGTCGTCACCTTCGACACCGACCCGGTGAGCGTGATCCACCGCGGTGGCGCGGTGCTCCCGATCGTGCACGTCAAGGGCCCGTACCCGTCAGCGATCGAAGCCGATGCCGCTGCCGTGCTCATGGACGCCGACCTCAACCGCAGCAGCGACGAGCCGCCGTTCGTGTCGGTGACCGCTGTAGCTCACGAGGTGGACGAGTGATCGCCGCGCACGACTACATCGGCCGCGGCGACTACGACCTGCACATCATGGCGGTGCTCGCTGTGGTGGCTCTCGTGCTCTGGCTGCTGACCCGCCGACGGGAGGCGTGATGTTCGTCGCTTCGCTGCTCATCACCGCCGCGGCAGGGTTCGCCGCCGTGGTCCTACTCGTACGACAGGAGACCGACCGATGACTTGCCTGAACGACACAGACGGCGACGGCGACTGCCACATCTGCCACCGCCTGCCTGACGGCTGCACCAGACGACAGCTCGCCGCTCTGCTCACAGAGCCCGAGCGTGAGGCAGCGGGACGGCTGCGAGCGTGGCTCGACGACGCCACCGAGCTATCCGCGCCGACCGGCCAGGCCGACGCATCCCGGTTCCACACTGCGTGGGTCGGCCGCAAGGACGAGCCGACGACGCTGTCTCTGCACGACCTGCGCGCCGTGCTCGAAGCGATCGAGAGGGAAGCATGACCGAGGGGATCAGAGCTATCACGGTCCGTCAGCCGTGGGCTCGTGCGATCCTGTTCTACGGCAAGAACATCGAGAACCGCGGCTCCGGGTTCTCGAAGCGATACCGGGGTCCGCTGCTGATCCACGCCGCTGGCGCATGGTCAGAGCGTGGCGCTCTGGACACACGGGTCAGAGCGGCACGCAACGAGGTACTCGTTCGAGCTGGCGGGCCCGGCTCGCTCGGACCGGTCCCGCCGTCCGGTGTGCGCTCAGCGATCATCGGTGTCGTGGACGTCGTAGATGCTCACGCAGCGTCGGGCTGCTGCGAACCGTGGGGCGAACGCACCTACACCGGCTCAGACGGCAAGGACGTGCTCGACGTCACTCACCTGGTGCTCGAACGGCCACGACTGCTGCGCCACCCGGTGCCGTGCTCTGGTCGGCTCGGGCTCTGGACACCACCCGCCGACGTCCTCGCCGAGGTCACCGCACAGCTCGGCGCACTGTGATGCCACCGGATCTGCCGCCCTGGCATCGCCAGAAGCCCGCCGAAGGGTTCGACCGCGACAACCCTCACGACACCGCGACCTGCACGTTCTGCGGGCCGCTCATCGCCTCAGAGGCGTACGAGCGTGGCCAGATCAGTGCAGGCACCGCGCAGACACACCTACCGCTCACCTCAGCACCCGATCCCAAACCTGGCCGAGACGGCTACGAAAGCGAGACACCATGACCGACGAGACCGACCGCATCATGCCGATCATCGTGCACTGTCCTGCAGACAAGGCCGAGGAGATCTCCAAGATGCTCGCACCACTGGCAGGTGACTGTGGCGTGCTCGTGATCCCCGACGAGATGACCGCCGAGCGGCGGGTGCCGTGGGGCGACTGCTGGGGTCGCACGCTCGCCGGGGACGAGGCACCCATAACCGAACTGTTCAGGGACTGCACCGGCAACATCTGGGCGACCGTCAGTGACAGGGGAAGCCGCCGAAGCAGGCTCATCCCCGCATCTGACGGCAAGGTCGAGGTGCTGCGATGATCGCCGCACTGCTCATCGTGGTCGCGGTCGCCATGACGGTGGCCATCGGCCTGGCCATCACGAAGACAGCACCAGCCGATCAGCCGCCACGCCGCACCCCGTACACGCCACCTGAGACCGTCCAGCAGCAGCACAAGCGCATCACCGACACCGCGCGCGCACGCCAGCCATGCGACTGCGCCGGAGAGATCGCCGAAGCCCTCGCACGCCGAGACTCGTGGCGCAACCGCGCCCACGAGATCCGCAGAGAGCGAGACCACTTCGAGCAGCTCTGCCGAGACCACGGCATCCACACACCACCACCCGACAAGAACCTGCCACGATGACCGACAACGACTGGACCACCCGAGCCGCCTACATCGCCGCAGCTCTCATCATCGCCGCGCTGACCACAGCAGCACTCACCATCGCCGCCAAAGCCATCACCGGGCTCTGGCATCTCTAACCCGAAGGGACCACGCCATGCCCGGAGGCAGACCACCCAAACTGCAAACCATCGTCGCCACACTCGACGACGGCACCAAGGTCACCGCCAGAGACCGCATCATCCAAGTACTACGCCTAGGCGGCTACGTCGAAACCGCAGCAGCAACCTGCGGCATCGACAAGACCACGATCTACGAGTGGCTCAAGGTCGGCGCAGCAGCCAACGACGCCCACCACCGCCAAGGCACCCCGCTCTCCAAGCTCACCACCCACCAACGCAACTGCATGGAGTTCTCCAACGCAGTAGCCCAAGCACAGGCGCTCGCCGAGGTGGACGACCTCGCCACGCTCGCTGAGCTGGGCGCAGGCGGCAAGCATGTGCAGGTCCAAACCACGAAGCGCGACAAGGACGGCAACGTGCTCGAAGCGACGACCCGCACCGAGGTCACGCAACCGAACGCCGCCGTGCTCATGTGGCGGTTGGAACGCCGGTTCCCTGAGAAGTACGGGCGGCGCAAGGTGGAGATCTCCGGCCCTGACGGTGAGGCGATCCCGGTCGAGGCCCGCATACCCGCCCTGGTTGCTCTGGCGCGCGCGCGGCTCGGCACCACGCCGGTGGACGCGCGCGCGGACGATGTGCCCGAGGTGGAGACGGAGGTTGAGCCGTGATGCCACCGAAGCACCTACGGGTTCCGATGGCGTTCTGTGCGGTGTTCGTGGTCGGCGCGGTGCTCATGGCCGTGATGCTCGTGCTCGCCGTGCTGGCTCGTGACGCCATCGCCGTGGCTCAGGCGGTCATGTTCCTGGCCACGGCGCTGGCGGGCGCGGTGTCTGCCTGGTGCGAGGTGCGTCGTGGGTGACACCCCGTACTGGTTCGTCTGCCCGGTGGCTCGCCGCTCGACGCGCCCGGACCCGAGCGGCCGGTCACGGTCGAGGCTCTGGCCCCCCGGTCACGACCGGATCGTCCGCACCGGCCGCACCCGCCCGAACCGGTCACGCCGCCGCGGGCAACGCACGCTCGACGTCGCCCACGAGTACCGATGCTCGTGCGGGCACGTCGGGTGGTCCACGCACATCGACATGAGAAACTGCCCTCTGGCTGGTGATGGCGATGCATGACCCGATGTGGGACGACCGCTGGCGGATCTCAGAGACCCGAGCCGGTGCACCACACAACCTGATCGCTCACCCGCTGCTCGTGCTCTGGCCGCGGCTCGGCGAGCTGGTCCACGACTACACCGCCGAGGTCGTGCCAACGTGGCGCGCCCGCTGGCGACACAGGCGGCGGTGATGGAAGGGTACGCGGCCCGGCCGTGCTCTGTCGTCGCTGGCACGGACTGCGAAGCACCAGCCAACGGCACCCGCTCGACCCGAGGAACCTGCTACTCGTGCGGTGAGCCGGTGTGCCTGTCGCCGTGGTGCTCACGCATCCGGCCGTGGCCACGCCGTCGAGCCCGGATATGCCGAGTCTGCGACGAGCGCCAGGGGTTCTACGCCGACCCTGCCGCGCTGGTCGAGTACGACCGGGCTCTAGCTGCCGCCACCGGCGACCAGCCCTCATGGCTGTGACCGGGTTCGCCGAACCGAGCGCGTGCAGAGTCGTCCGGCTCTCAGAGGACGCACCTTCACGCTGTGGCCGCGCCAGCTCGTGGACGATCGAAGGCGTAGACCCGACCGGGCTCGAACCGCTCACGACCGACGCCGCATGGAACTTCGACGACCGCCAAGAGGCAGAGTCGGAGATCGCATGGTTCTGCGCCTGGCATGGCCTGCCGCCTGGCCTCCCGGTCGTCGTCGTCACCCATACCGCGGTATAGAATCGCTCAACCAACCCAAGGGAGAAGAACCCTCATGCTCATGTTCATCGACACCGAGACGCTCGGCCTGCACCCAGACCGGCACCCGATCTGGGAAGCCGCCGCGTGCATGTACGACGAGACCACCGGCCAGGTCTTCTCATGGCACTCGTGGCAGGTACAGCTCACAGAGTCCGACCTCATGACCGCCGACCCGGTAGCGCTCGGGATCAACAAGTTCCACGACCGCTACGACCCGGCGCACGCCACCACGCCGGACGCGTTCTGCTGGCAGCTCGCCCACGCAGCATCTCAGACCGGTGCATCGCAGATCGTGTGGGCCGGTGCCGTCCCGTCGTTCGACGAAGAACGCATCCGCCGCATGTTCGAGGTCCACAGCGTGCCGGTGTTCTGGCACTACCACCTACTCGACGTCGAGACCCTCGCCATCGGGCACATCGAAGCCACCACCGGCGTCCGGCTCGACCTGCCGGTCTCATCGGACCTGCTGACCGAGATGCTCGACCTCAACGCACCACCGACCGAGAACCGGCACACCGCCCTCGGCGATGTCGAGTGGGCCCTGGCCATGTACGAGGCCTGCCGCCCGACCGGCTCTGACGAGTCGTGATCTACGTCTCGCTAGCGCAGGCGCTGTGCATCGGCGGTGGCCTGCTCTACCAGGTGCCGGGGCGGTGGCCGAAGATCATCGCGCCGCTGCTCATCGTCGCCGGGATCTCGTACATGTTCTTCACGGTGCTGATCCCGGCAGCGGCTTTTCTGGTGCTGTTCGCAGCGGTGTCCGGTGGCGTGTTCGTGCACGAGATCGAGAAGGGCACCCGGTGACGTGGCCACCGTCCGCGTACCCGACGACCTGAACGAGATGCTCAAGGCTCGTGCCGCTGAGTGCGGGCAGAGCGTCACCGCGTTCGTGCACGACGCCATCCGCGCCGCGCTCGACCCGGCACCAGAGCCCGCACCAGCTCCACCACCACCAGCTCGTACCCCGCCGCGGTCGAGCCTCAGCAGACCGAAGCGGGTTCGCTCGATCGTCTCTGGCTGCCCGCACCCTGTGAACCGCCGGATCGGTGGTGTCTGCGCCGTGTGTGGCACGAAGGTTTAGCATCGAGCGCACGACCTTTCCCTAGGTCTGTTCCCGACACCGCCACCCGGCTCGTACTCGGCTGGTGGCGGTGCCGCGTTCTGAGCCTTGCACCCAGGTTCCATACCGCGGTATGGTGAGCGCATGAGCACCACGCACACCCGCCGCCACGCTTCCCGCCCGTACACGGTGACCACGAGCACCGGTCGTCGGACCCGCTGCGCCACCGAGCGATCCGCCTGCGCTGCTCTCGGACGCATGCTCGACCAGCCCGGCGTGACCGGCTCGATCGAGCGCTACGGCGAGACCGTCCTCACCGCGGTCGGCACCTCGCTCGGCTGGACTCGCACCACCCCTTAGATCTGCTGGCCTCGGCCGGGGCTCCCGCCACCCCAAGAGCCGAACTAGCAGCCAGCAGCAGCCCGCCCGGCCACCATCCCCCCCGGTGGCATGAGGCGGGCTGTTGCGCGTCTCGGGTCAGGTTCTGGCAGCATGACCGGCATGCCAGCTCGTGCGCTCCGTCCGGTCGCTGACCCGATGGACGAGCTACGAGACCTCATCGCAGCCATGACCCCGGAGGATCTCGAAGCGTTCTGCGGCGGGCTCGACCACGCAGACCTAGACCTCGTAGAGCAGATCCTTACGACGCTGCGCCACGCCAGATGGGTGCCGCGCCCGCACCAGATCCCGCCGCCAGAGTCTGACCCGTGGGACGTGTGGCTGCTGCTCGCGGGTCGTGGAGCTGGCAAGACCGACGCATGCGCTCACGAGATGGACCGCCACGCCAAGGGCCCGCCGTGTTTCCCTGGCATCCCTGGTGGGCACCGCATGTCGATCATCGCTCCGACGCTCGGCGACGCGTCGGACGCGTGCGTGCACGGTCCCTCAGGTCTCATGGCGCACAATCCGACCGTGGTCGAGCGGACCCGCAAGGGCGGCACGTTCGTCACGTGGCAGAACGGGGCCGAGGCCAAGCTGTTCGGCGCGTACACCAAGCAGGACGTCGAGCGGCTCCGTGCCGGTGGTAACCGGTGCTTCGTGTGGGTCGAGGAACTGGCCGCGTGGCGGTACCTGCGTGCCTGCTGGAACCACATGATGTTCGGCCTGCGGCTCGGACCTCACCCGCGGGTCATCGCGTCCACCACCCCTAAGAACCGGCCGCACCTCAAGAAGATCATCGCCGCCGAGACCACCGCGGTGAGCCGGGCGACCACAGACGACAACCCGCATCTCGATGCACGGGTACGCGCCAAGCTGCTCGATGCATACGCCGGTACCCGGCTCGGACGGCAGGAGCTGCTCGGCGAGCTGCTCGAAGACGTCGAGGGCGCGCTCTGGTCTGACGAGATGATCGAGGTCTCTGGCCGGGTGGACGAGGCACCACGACTGCGCCGCATCGTCGTCGCTGTAGACCCGAGCTGGGGTACCACCAACGACGAGTGCGGCATCGTCGTAGCCGGGGTCGGGTGGGACAAGCTCGGGTACGTCCTCGCCGACTACAGCGTCCGTGGCGGGCCTCGCATGTGGGCCGAGCGCGCCGCCGATGCGTACTGGTCGTTCAAGGCGGACAAGCTCGTCGCCGAAGGCAACTTCCAAGGTGAGCAGGTCCGGCTCGCCATGCGCCAGGTCGAGCACCCGCAAGGCCCGCCGATGTTCGACCTCGTGAACGCGTCCCGCGGCAAGCAGCTCAGAGCTGAGCCGGTCGTGATGCTCTACGAACAGAGGCGGATCAAGCACGTCGGCCGGTTGCCGATGCTCGAACACCAGATGACCCATTGGGTCCCGACCGAGCCCGCGGAGGAGCACGACGACGACGAGGGCGAGGTCGTCACCGCCGCGGGTGCTGGCGAAGGCCAAGGCGGCGACGAGCACGAGGGCAACGAGGACAACCCCGAGACGGTCTCTAACTCACCTGACCGGGTGGACGCTCTCGTGTTCGCTCTCACCGAGCTAATGCTCGGCAACAGCGGCCCGGCGTCGGTGCGCCGCCCTGGTGGTGGCCAGCCCGCGCCACGTGGAGACAGCCCAGCACCACGCAGGAAGTCTCCTGCGGTACGTCGTCCTGGTGGTGGCCGACCTCGGCGATAGATGCTGTACCGCGGTATCGGTACCGCGGTACCCTTGTGGTGACCGACAGGGAGCGACCGATGCCGCCCACCACCGACACCACCGCCGAGATGATCGCAGAGCACGAGATGACCGCTGCCGCGCTGCGCTGCGTGTTCGGCACAGACGCGGACGAGATGCTCGCCCGGATCTCGTTCGCCTACAGCACCACGCTTCGCTCGTGGCGTGAGTGTGTCGATGCCGAGGTGAGCCGGGCGATCCGGCTCGGGTTCGGCCGGTGAGCTGCCCGCGCATGCGGTCGCTTGATCGAGCGATGCGCTCGCCAGAGCCGCGCCCGTTCACTGAACAGATCGGGCTCTTAGTCGAGTCAGCGAACCACCTCGCGATGCACGGCTGGCGGTTCCCGCATGTCACCACCCCGGCGCGGGTGCGTGCCATGCTCACCACCGAGCTACGTCACCCGACGTAGGCACACAGGAGGAACCACGCATGGCAGGACAGCTCTCTCTCGCAGCAGCGAAGGTGATCGGCCCTGACGGCGAGGTCGTCAGCCCTCGGGCTCAGGTGCTGGTTCGAGGGAACGTGCTCACCATGCGGTACGAGGGCCGGACCGAGACGCTCGACGGCGTGCAGTCCGTGCGCCAGCCGCGCCGCGGCGAGTTCGTGGTCCGGTTCCCTGACGCCACCGAGTACGTCGTTACCCGCATCGGCAGGAAGTGCGGTTCGTGCAGAGCGTGACCGGCCCGGCTGCTGCGCTGGTCGTGGACGGGCTCGCCGTCGCCCGGCTCACACGGCTGGTCGTGCTCGACACGATCACCGACCCGATCAGGGACCGGATCATCGAAGCGGCGTACCGGCGCAGAGACGGCGGCTTCGAGCCGCTCGATGCCCTTGAGACGTGGACTGAGCGGGCGGTGGACGACAACGACCCGCCGAAGCTCGCCACACTGGTGACCTGCACATGGTGCACCGGTGTGTGGGTCGCTGCCGGTGCGGTGGTGGCGTCTCGGGTAGCTCCACGAGCGTGGCGCACGGTGGCCACCACTGCTGCGCTCGCATGGTGTGGCGGTCGGCTCGCTGAGCCATGACCGACGACGAGCTGCCCGAGCCGATGACGTCGGTCGAGTGCAAGCGGATCGTCCACGGCTCATGCCACCGCAAACAGCAGTACGACAACCTGAACCGGGCTGAGCGGGCCGCGGCGAAGCTGCGTACAGCCTCGCACCTCGTGGCCGGGTACCGGTGCCCGTTCGCTGGGCCCGCGGGTGACCCGCCGCACTGGCACGTTGGCAGACCACCGAGCGTGGAGACGGTCGAGCGCATCGCTCTGGCGATCAGGTGGCTCCACGATCACCCGGAGGACGCTGCACGCGGACCCTATGCTCTCGGGGATGCCACGCAGACAGGGTGACGAGAAGCCGAACGCCACGATCACAGCAGCCGCGACGCGGCTCAGGGTCAAAGACCCGGTGAAGGCCAGGAAGGATCTCGGCACGCGCCCTGAATGGCAGGACGAAGCGTGGAGCTACTACGACGCCGTACCGGAGGTGAAGCACTCCGTTCGGTTCACCGGGTCGGCCATGTCCAAGGTGCGGTTGCTGATCGCTCGCACGCCGCTCGAAGGTGAAGGCGCTGCACCTGTCCCTGTCACGCTCAACGGCGACACGCCAGCGACCGAGGTGGAACGAGCTGCTCTCGCCGAGCTGGACCGGCTCGGACTCTCGAACCGTGGCGGTGACCTGCTCCGCGAAGCGACCATGAACCTGGACGTCGCCGGTGAGTGGTTCCTTGTCGGGTTCGACGAGGTTGGCAGCCCTGGCGACGAGGGCTACAAGCCAGAGACGTGGGAGGTGCACTCCGTCTCTGAGGTCTCATCGACCGCTGAGGGCACGTTCGTCTCAGACGGTCCGAACGACCTGAACAAGCGGAAGCTCACCGAGAACGACACATGCATCCGCATGTACCAGAAGCACCCGCGGTGGTCAGGGCTCGCGGACTCCGCTCTCGCTGGCGTGCTCGGCGAGTGCGCCGCCCTGGTGGCTCTGCACCACCAGCTCATGTCAGAGACCCGCGCCCGGCACAACGCCGGTCTGTTCACGGTCCCGAACGAGCTGGACTTCGTAGGGCAGCGCACCGACGCCGCCGAAGACGAGGACGACGACAGCGACCCGCTCGCCGAGGAGATCGAAGCGACGTTCTCTGAGCCGCGGGACAACAGCGACCACCCGAACGCCACCGCTCCCACGATCCTGCGCGGCCCGGCCGAGTTCCTCACACCGGAGTACGTGCGGTGGGTGGACACCGGGCGGCGCGCATCGACCGACCTAGAGAACCGGATCGAGGGCCGGGTGAAGCGGCTCGCTCGTGGGCTGGACGTCCCCGTCGAGGTCACGATGGGCTTGCAGTCCACGACCTACGCCAACGCTGAGCAGGTCGATCAGAACACGTGGGACGACTACCTCGAACCGCGGGCGGTCGTGATCTGCCAGGCGTGGACCATCGGGTTCCTGTGGCCGAACCTGCTTGACCTCGGGCTCCCGTGGGAGGCCGTGCGGAACGTCTTCGTCTGGTTCGATCCGTCCGACCTGCTGCCAGAGAAGGACCGGACCGCCGCCGCGGCCGAGGCTCTGGCGGTAGGTGCGATCGGGCTCCCGACGTACCGTGACGTCATCGGGTTCGGTGAGGAAGACGCGCCCGCGCCCGTCAGCGGTGAGTCTGATCTCTCGATCGACCGGGCTATGGAGATCGCTCGCATGGCACAGCAGCTCTACCTGGCGGTAGGGCCGCTGCTCACCGCCGCCGAAGCGCGCGCGATCCTCAAGTCCATCGGCGCACCAATCGAGGGCGACCTACCACCCGAGCCCGCACCCGCCACCGACGAGCCCGCCGACACGGCAGCGGTCACCGCGGCGGCTGGGATCCCGGTCGGACGCCAGCTCATGGAGATCGACCGAGACCTACGGCTACGGCTGCTCGTGCTCGCTGACGCTCAGATGACCCGTGTGCTCGAACGAGCAGGCAACAAGCTGCGATCGAGGTCCGCCGAGTTCCGTGCCCAGCTCCGACACGTACAGCCGCGGCTCGCCGCTGCCACGCTCGGCAGGGAGGCGGTCACCGCTGCGATCTCCGAGGACGAGCTGCTCGATGCTGCGTTCGAGACCATGCGCGGCTCGTTCTTGGCGTGGGGTCAGACCGCGCAGCGTGAGGCGCTCGAACTGACCGGCCAGGTGGTTGGCGGGTTCTCGCTCGATGAGCGTGACGCGCTGCTGCTCCGACAGGCGCAGGATCTCGATGAGGCGTGGTTGTGGCTGAGCGACACGCTGCGCTCGCTGGCGTCGGCCCGGCTGTATGACCCGCTCGCCGGGCTCGACGGCGTGGGCGAGATGGCCGAAGGGCTCTCGATCCCGCCCGGCATGATCCGCGAGGCGATCGCACGAGCTGGCGGCGCGGCGGGGATCGAGACGCTCGGCACGAACGCGTGGGTGACCGTCGCTGACGCCGGTACCCGCCCGGTCGGTGGCATCGGCACGGGAGATCTAGTGCGAGGTGTGCTGCGGGACCACGGTGCGTCGATCGAGTCGTACCGCTGGGTCTACGGCCCGGCCGCGCGCTCGGCACCGTTCGAGCCGCACCGCAACCTGAACGGGAAGACGTTCGAGACGTTCGACTCACCGGTGCTCAGGAACAGCTCAGGGTTCCCGCCGTTCGAGTTCTACATGCCCGGCGACCACAAGGGCTGCCTGTGCGACATAGAGCCCGTCATCATCGGGCCTGACGGTGAGATCACCGAGGACTACTGACCGGCCGTGGGAGGCTAGAGACCATGTTCACCATCCAGCAGAACGGCGACCAGTGGGAGGTGCGGCGCGGTGACGCGGTGCTCTCCACGCACAGCCGCTACGACGCGGCATTGGCGGCGATCGCCGAGCAGCTCGCCACGCTCACCGGCGCAGAGTCAGACGGCACGCTGCCGGAGCGGTGGCACTCCACCACCGGCATCGCGTTCAACGAGCAGCCCGACCCCGAGCGCGACTTCACCGAGTGCGAGTGGTCGTTCCGTGATCCTGCGGTGTACCGGCTGCCGCTCATGCTGCAAACCACCACAGAGATGGGCCACTTCGGTGCGGTGCTCGCCGGGTTCATGGACACGGTTAGCGCAGACGGCACGCCGACCGGCTCGGGCGGGTTCTACGACACCGACGCCGGTCGGCAGTTCCGAGACCTGCTGCGCTCGGGTCGGTTCGGTGTGTCGGTTGACCCCGGAGACCTTGACGTCGAGTGGGTGTGCGTCGAGATGGATGACGACGGATGGTGCGACGAAGGCAAGCTCGTGTTCCGTGCGTACCAGATCATCGGCCTGACCGGTACGCCGTTCCCTGCGTTCGCCAACGCCACGATTGAGCTAGAAGGCGCGGCGACCCAACCTGACGCCGGAGACGACGACGAGGGCAGCGACGACGAGACCGAGACCGAGGCTGTGACCGCTGCGGCGACGCTCGCCCGGCCAGCGGTGGCCGACGTGACCGCCCGGTTCCCGATCCGCCCGCCCGCCGAGTGGCTCACCGAGCCCGAGCCCGAGCTGGGAGACCCGAGGCTCGTCGAGCAGCCGGACGGGTCGCTCGCATGCCCGCTCTACATCGGCGACGACGGCCAGGTGTACGGGCACCTGGCCAGGGTCGATCAGTGCCACATCGGGTACCCCGGTGAGTGCGTCACGCCACCGCTCGACGTCGGCGGGTTCGCTCTCGGCGTCACGGTCTGCGAGAACGGCGAGCAGATCCCGACGGGACCGCTGATCGTCGGGTCAGACCACCCGGCCCGGTCCATGTCCGCACCCGAGGCGCTCGACTGCTACGCACACACCGGGCTCGCATGGGCCGACGTCGCCGCCACCGCTGGCACGTTCGGCACGTGGGTCGCCGGTGCGCTCCGACCGAGCGTCACCGATGAGATGCTGCGCGTGCTGCGCGGCTCGGCGCTCTCTGGCGACTGGCGTGAGCTGGACGAGATGCCCGGCTACCTGTCGCTCATCGCCACGCTCGCGGTCAGCACGCCAGGGTTCCCGATCAGGCGCGCGCTCGTCGCGTCGGCTGGCATCGAGATCGGCGAGCAGCGGTTCGGTGTGCTCGTGCGGAACGGCCGGGTCGTCGCCGCCTCTGGTGCCGCCGTGGTGGCGTCGTGCTCGACGTGCGGCGGCAAGTCCAAGATCTCTGCACCGGACACGGCTGCGGACCTCGCTGCGATCCGGCACAGCCTCGCCGTGCTCGAACGCCGCACCCGCCACCTGACCGCCCCAGCGGCGGCGGCGCTGGCCGCGTCGATCCGCGGCTGATACCTTCACGGCCAGGTCACCCAGGACACCGAGAACCGGAACCACGTGGCCACGACGGTGGCCACGCCGGTCAGACAGCGAGGGTGAACTACCGGGCGCAGTGTCCAGCCTGGTAGAGCCGCCCACGATGGGATCACCGCACCTGGATCGTGGGAGCAGCCCTAAGCGAAAGCGGTAGAGAGCACCGGCCGACGGGCCGGTGCTCTCGCGTTGTGCGCGCGTCGGGTGCGCGCGCATGCGCGCTGTCCCTCGTGTCGTGTGCCTATGCTCTGACCCGAGCAGGTCCACACGTAGTGCGGACGTCTGGCCACCGGCTGCCAAGCAGCGGTGCCCGTGTTGGCTCCACGCACCACCACCACACCAACACGGTAAGGACCACATCTCATGGACGAGATTCTCGAACTGCTCGCACGCTGGAACGAACTGACCGACGAGGAGCGCGGCACGCTCACCGCGCTGATCCTCGCTGAGGACGCGCTCGCCGAGATCGACGACCTCGGCCCGCTGCTCGATGAGCTGCGCGCCACCGCCGAAGCGATCATCGAAGGCGAGGTGGACGACACCGGCCTTGCCGCGCTGGAGTTCCTCGCCGCCGCCGTGAACACCGTCTCGACCGAGATCGAGACCCGCGAGACCGCCGACAGCGCTCGCGCTGAGCAGGCCCAGGCGCTCGCCGAGCAGATCCGCGGCAGCTCCACCGAGGGCGGTGACGACGACGATCCCGGCGAGGGCGGCGACACCGGCGACGACGGCGACGACGAGGGCGACGAGGGCGACGAGCCGGAGACCGTCGAGACCGACGAGCCCGAGGCCGTCGAGCAGCCCGAGCCGGTTGCTGCCAGCGGCACCCCGCGGGTTTCCCGTGTGGCCGCACGCCGCCCGCGAGCGGCGCAGCCTCGCCAGACCCAGACCGCCCGCGTGGCTCCGCTCGTCGCCTCGGCCGGTGTGCCCGGCGTCGCGATGGGTGCACGCCTCACCGACCCCGAGCGGTTCGGTCAGGCGCTCATGTCCACGCTCCGTGCGATGGGCTCGATGGCTCTCCGGCCCGGCATGCAGGTTCCGGTGGCCACCGCCTCGGTCGAGTACCCCGACGCTGGTTTCCTGGACAGCAACGTTCGGGGCAACAGCGCGAAGCTCGAAGCGGCGCAGGCCCTCGCCATCACCGCATCCGGTGGCATCTGCGCACCGCCGCAGCCGAGCTACGTGCTCGACTCGTGGAGCGTCGAGGATCGGCCGTTCCGTGCGTCGCTCCCCAACTGGGGTCTCGACCGTGGCGGCGCTCTGATCCCCGGTCCGATGCTGCTCGAAGATCTCGACGGGGCCGCTCAGACATGGACCCTCGCCGACGACGAGGACGCGGCCACCGACCCCGACGTCCGTAAGACGTGCCTCCGCATGGACTGCGGCGACGACTTCACCGCCGTACCCGAAGCGGTGGTCCAGTGCCTGGAGATCGGCAACTGGAACGCACGCACCTGGCCGGAGCGGGTCGCCCGGTTCCAGCAGCTCGCCGACGCATGGACCAGCCGCTACGCCGAACAGAAGCTGCTCACCAAGGTCGGCGCGGAGTCCACCGCGGTGACCGTGCCCGGCAACCTCGGCACCGCTCGGGACATCCTCGCCGCGCTGGACCTGGCCATCGCCGCCATCCGCAACCGGCACCGCATGTCCCTCAGCACCCGGTTCGTGTTCGCAACCCAGGCGTTCCTGCTGAACCAGATCCGCTCGGACCTCACCCGTGAGATGCCCGGCTCTGCTGCTGAGCGTCTCGCCGCCGCCGACGCGGAGATCGAAGCGTTCTTCACCGCTCGCAACGTGCGGCCCGTGTGGCTGCTGGACGGCGAGGTCGGCCAGCAGTTCGGCCCGCAGGCCGACGGCCCGCTGCTCGGCTGGATTCCGAACATGGTCGCGTACCTCTACCCCGAGAACACCTGGCAGTACGGCAACGGTGGCGAGCTGAACCTCGGTCTCGTCCGAGACAGCGACCTCAACAGCCGCAACGACTTCCAGTTCTTCAAGGAGTTCTGGGAGACCGCGTTCATGACCGGACCCGAGAGCTACCGGCTCTCGTTCTCGGTCTGCCCGTCGGGTGCGTCGGCAGGCACGGTCGAGCCCGTCTGCGTGGACTCGCAGGCGAGCTAGACACCACAGATGTGACCGGGCCCGGCATCGCGTGGTCCGGGCCCGGTCACAACACCCCACCAGAGATCGAACCTGTAGGAGCAGAGCATGCCGAGCCGTGAACCCGTACCCGCCGTGCAGCCGGTGCCGCCTCGGTACTCGCTGCTCGTGGCGGCGCAGGTGCCAGAGGGTGCG